GCTGCCATCACCAAGAAGTATGGTGACCAGTTGAGTGAGAAGCAAGTAGCAGGACTCCAGAAGTTTGTACGATGAAGAACGCACTACTAATCTCCGCCTTTGTGTCTATGACATTGTCTCTGACGCTATGGTTTATGGGCAGTCAAATGGCTGGCCTGTACGTTGGGATCTGGTGTCCCACCATTCTTGCACTTGAATCCTTTTTACCCAAAGGCAAGTGATGAAAACCAAGCTCAACAAAGGTGGCCTGTTTATACCTCTGACGAATAGAGGTAAGGACAAGCGCCTGATACCTTGGTCTCTCATTCACAAAGAAACAGTCATGAAGTCTGTCAAGCACTGCACATCACCCAAGTACGGCATAGACGTGTACGTAGTAGACAAAACAATCAATGGTCAAAAGCTTAGTCAGGTGTTCCCTAACAAAAGGGAAGCCCTCAAAGCTATTGATATGCTACTAATCCGTAATGGGCGTGAGCCCGAACATATACTGAAACGATCATGACTATGCGAGAACAACTAACGGAGCGTGTGGGCAAGCCCCACCTCTCCTACTCCTCTCTCAAGTACGCTCTCGGAGACATGCGTCTCTGGGAGATGTACATGAGGGGGCAACTGAAGAAAGAGTCTGAGGCCTTGACCTTTGGCTCTATGTATGACATGCTTTTGTTTGAACCAGACAAAGCCCACGACAAGTACGTTGTGCTTGACGACCTAGCAATCGTTGACACAATCGGAGGTAAGTTCCCCCGCAACACTAAGCGCTACCGCGAATGGAAGGCTCAGTTTGCAGAGGAGCATGTGGGAAAGGAGGTAGTGGGCCAAGCTGACTGGAAGAAAGCGCATGAGATGATACAACGCCTCAGGGACTGCGGCCTCTATGACAAGAGGTTTGCAGGAGGCAAGTATCAGGTAGAGTTCAACGTAGACGTTGATGGTGTCCCCCTCAAGGGATTTCTCGACTGCCTACAGGATGACTGCATCATTGACTCCAAGTCGTCACGCTCGATCGACAAGTTCAGGTACGACGTCAACAGCTGGAGCTATGACATCCAAGCATACATATACACCAAGGTATTTGACATACCTAATTTCTACTGGGTGGTTCAAGAGAAGGCCTTTCCCTTTTACCCTGCAGATGTTAAATGCACAGAGGAGACTCTGTTCCGAGGAGAGATGAAGTTTCATCAAGCCCTCGAAAACATCCAAGTGTACCTAAGTAGCGATAAAAAACCAGAAACACATTATGCAGAATTTGTGGTCTAAAGTCAGAATTTTAATTTACGCAGTTATTTTTGTTTTCCTTAATTACACCTTTTTTAATTTCATCACATCATGAGCGATAAGCAATATGATTCAGTACTCGTAGGGTACGCCGAAGAACCCCGTTACAATGACGAGGGCCAACTAATGTCTTGGAACGTCCGTTTCAAGGATAACGAACTCACCGAGATGGTTGAGAAATACGCTACATCCCGCAATGCCGAAGGGCAGGGTGGTAATCTGTACGTAACCATGTTTATGTCTAAGAACGGTAAGGCTTGCTGCCGCGTGTTCGATCCTAACAGCGCAGCTGCCAAGGAGAAGCGAGCGGCCAAGGCTGCCTCTCAGGAGACAACAAGTGACCTCCCCTTCTAAGGGAGCACCTATCTACTACATGAGCGCTCGTGTCGCCTTCAAGAAAAAGAAGGTTGTACACGAGCGTCTTGTGTGGATAGTATCCGTCTTCGACAACCCCAATGACATACGCAACTATGACGCAAAAACAATGAGTAGAATCGAACAAGAGTTCTACGGAAAGACAAAGGCGGTCAGGAGCGTGATGATACGGGAGATCGTAGACAAGAAGCTTTTATCACATTCAAACCTAACACTCGATGAGCACAAGAAGCAGTATCAGGAGCAAATGCAAAGAACTTGAGGAGTTACTCCTCTCGAAGAACGAAAAATATGGAAACTCAGCTCTTGAACCGCTGAATGTTTTCTCAGAGGCTGGGGCTGTCGCAGGCATCAAGATGCGTATCGACGACAAGCTCAAGCGAATCAAGAACGCAGGACTTGTAGATGCAACGGAGGACACGCTACAGGATCTTGCTGGTTACCTAATCCTCCTCATGATTGCCAAAGAAAATGAAAGTCACGATATTCAAAAACGTCTACGACAAAACGAACCCACACCACATAGCTCTGGAAACCGCACTGCAACGTATCCAGACAGGGAAGTCGTCTACGCTGGTATCTGACGTCCGCAATGGCGATAAAGAGAAGAAGAAAGAGCTCCCTGTTGTATGTTTCAGCGGGGAGTTTTCGTCGAGATCCGATGACGCGCTCTTCGAGCATTCGGGATTTCTTGTTCTGGACTTTGACCACGTTGACGTTGACTCGACCAAGGCGGCCCTTGGCATGGACGATTTCATTCATTCATGCTGGACTTCGCCTAGTGGAAACGGCATCAAGGCGCTGGTCCATATCACGAACCCTGAGCGACACAGAGACCACTTTAGAGCGCTTGTCAAGTATTTCGAAAGAACCCATGGACTAGATCTTGACGAGTCAGGCATCAATGAGTCCCGTGCATGCTTTGAGTCATACGACCCAGAGATCATCATCAAAGATGACTACAACAAGTTCGGTCACTTTACTACTGAACATGCTGAGGCACAGACACCCACCAACGAAGCCTACGACTATACCGACTACATGAAGCTCAACCTAGCTGCCCGCATGATCAGGCAAGCTAAGGATGGGGAGAAATGGATTACGCTCAACAGGGCGGCTATCCTTTGTGGTGGTTACGTGGCCGCTGGACGTATGGAAGAGGAGGAAGTACTACGAGTCCTTTTCCGTGAGGTGTGCAAGCGCGAGGTAGACAACGAGGACCATGCCAAGCAGACAATCATTGCTGGTGTCGAGAAGGGTAAGCAGATGCCCATCCGTGACATCATCGACGAGGAGAAGTCAGCACAGCGGGAGATGTTGCTTAGCGATGGCGACATGTCTTTTATCTCATCAGATGATGAGGACTTCCGATGGATCGACGACTTCTCACAGGGTAAGATTGAGATTGGTCTTGACACAGGCGACCCCAAGCTTGACGAGTTCTTCCGTTACAAGAAGGAGTTTGTCATTGTCAATGGTCACTCCAACGTGGGCAAGACCACCACTATGCTATACCTTATTGCCAACTCATCCATTCGTCACGACTGGAAGTGGGTCATCTACTCCTCAGAGAACCGCACCGCATCCGTGAAGATGCAGCTCATGCAGTTCGCTATGGACAAGAAGGTTGCTGATATGACGTATGCTGAGCGCAAGCAGGCGTACAAGTGGGTGCAAGGCCACTTCACTATCATCAACAACAACCAGATCTACAGCTACAGTGATATCATCCTGTTCATGGAGAAGGTAATGCGACAGCAACCCGTAGACGCCATCTTCGTTGACCCCTACAACAGCCTCAAGCTGGACATGAAGGGCAGCGGTATTGGTGTACACGACTACCACTACGAGGCAGCCAGTGAGTTCCTCACGTTCAGCAAGGCAAATGATGTAGCCGTGTGGCTCAACATGCATGCTGTTACTGAGGCTCAGCGTCGCAAGGGTCCTGATGGTCTACCTGTGGCTCCGTATGCTGAGGATACAGAGGGTGGCGGAAAGTTCGTAAACAGAGCGGATTGCTTCATGACGATTCACCGAAAGGTTCAAGCAATGGACCATGACATACGGAAACTCAGTGAGTTACATGTCCGCAAGGTCAGGGAGGTAGAAACAGGTGGTTCCCCTACTCCACTGGAGGATCCCTACTGCCTTCAAATGAATCTTTCGCACACTGGATTCACCAACAGATTGGGCCAAAGGGCTATGTTTAAGCCTATTACGTTCGAGGAGTCAACACAAATGCCCATAAACATGAGCTTCCTGAGTTGACTTTCAAGATTTCCCTTGGTACCTTCACGATATGAAAAAACGGACAAAGACTCCGAAAAGGCGTTCAGCCAAGAAAAAAAATCTCGGAAGGTACGCTAGTGGACTAGAGAAGTATTGTGCTGACCAGCTCAAAGAATACGGGCTAGCTTTTGATTATGAAGAACACCAGTTCGAATTGATGGAAAGGTTTCGGTACCCCAACAAGTACTTCAAGATGACTTCCAAAGGTAAGGAGATGGCAGATCGAACAGGGTCTGTCATCCTCCCTATCACTTACAAGCCCGACTTCGTCGGCAGAGACCACGACTGGATCATAGAAACAAAGGGTTATTTGCCTTCTCATCATGATTTTACGATGAGGTGGAAACTTTTTCTTCGCCATCTAGTTGGAAATCAAGCCAAAACGATTGTATTTTTAGCCAAGAATAGCGGTCAAGTAGACAAAGCTATCCAAGAAATCCTACAATCAATCAAAAATGGAGATATCTAAACTAAGCTGGTACTATTACCATGCTTGTGATAGGATTCATGAGGTCGTGGACGACCTGTATGAGGCCTTGCATGAAGAGACGGGTGTTCCGAAGGAAGAGTTGGCACTAGTGGAGGAGGCTTTAGAGGGTGTGAAGATGGCAATTTATCAGGAGTTGGACTTGATTAAATCTGCATCAGATGAGCACCAGTCAGGCGCGAAGGAGGTACAGTAACTCCACGGGCCGTATGGCCGAGGTTAGATTCCAAAGGTCGGCTAGGGCCAAAGGATTATTTGTAACCAAGTCTAGCCGCAACGAAGACATGCACCAGCACATAGACTACTGGCTGGCAATGTCTGAGTCTGGATCTAAATGGGGTGTGGATGTAAAAGGCAATAACCTCCCAGATGAGATTTGGTGTGAGTTCAAAAATGTAGCTGGAAATCCAGGATGGATGTACGGCGGGGCTACAATCATAGCTTTTGATATGCCAGAGGAAGGCGGGTTCTCCATAGTAGACAGGGAGGAGCTCGCCCTTTTTTGTGAGAAGAATGTAAAAGACGAGGCTGTCACCGATAAGAAGAATGCGTACCTAAAAAGGTACACCCGAAAGGACCGTCAGGACGTCATCACTATACTTAAGTTGCACGATATCAAGACGTTAGTTTCTTATCGTGTCTGGGAGTACGACCAGAATTATTGAGTATCTTTGATACCCCATGAAAACAAACCGACACAAACAAATCAAGATGAATATAGATAGACTTCTTGAGCAGAACGCTAAGTATCAAGCCGCACATAACTGCGTGACAAACACACCAGAGAGGCAGAAAGAGATCGACGATTACTGCAATAAGAACTTTATTGATCCCATCAGAAACATTGATTGTCGGACTCATGCCTTGATCGCCAAACAAAGCGACACATAATAAGGCATTGATCGGTTGTTTGTATCTTTGAATGCTAATCTAATTCGAGATACATGTTCAACTTTAAGTTCATTTACTTCATCCTCATTACGCTGTGGTTTGTACAGCTGGATGAGATGTTTGGTCAGGAGGAGTGCATTCAGATGCACACCAAGACACAGATCATGGGGCTCAAGAAGAGGGCCGATGTAAACCTTGAAGATGTACAGGTTCAGACGCTGCCCATTGTGTTTCACGTTGTGCATACTGGAGCGGGCGAGCCCAACAACATTTCTGACGATCAAATCCTTTCTCAGGTAGATGTACTGAACGAGGAGTTCGCTGACAGCAAGATTCAGTTCTGCATGGCTGTGCGTGACCCTGACGGCAACCCAACGAACGGGATAACTAGGTACGATGCCAGCTGGAACGAGGACTACGTGACTGGGGGTATAGGTAACACCCCCTCAAATCTTGATCCAGTAGGGTGGGAGCAGACGCAGCTTAAGTCAGCTGCTGGGTGCTGGAATCCTGACGAGTACATCAACTACTACGTAGTCTCAGAGATCAACGGCAATGACGGAAACAATGGAGTGCAGGGCTACGCATACCTAGGCCCGACAGGTGACTGTAGAGACGGCGTTGTTGTCCTGTACAATGCTACAGGAACCGTAGGGGTGCAGAAGCCTGGAAGAACGTTGGGGTTTACAGGGGTACACGAAGTGGGGCACCACCTTTCTTTGTGGCATACGTTCTCCAACACATCCTCGTGTACTTCAGAAAGTAACTGTGAGACTCAAGGCGATCAGGTGTGTGACACGCCTACCACTACCTCTAACTCCACAGCTCAGTGTGACGGTGGCGTATGCCCAGACGCCCTTGTAAACAACTTCATGGACTACAGCTCTGAGACGTGTAAGGATGCCTTTACTGTGGGTCAGGCTGAGCGCATGCACGAGATGCTTCAGAGCAGCAGACAAGGCCTTGTAGATAATCTAGCATGTGTGCCTGTCGTAGACTACGACGTAACCGCTGGTGCCGCCTACTACCAACAAGAGTGGTGCGACCCATACCAAGACATCTGGGTTGATGTTATCAATCAAGGCACTCAGCCCATTCCTTTTGTAGATGTCGAGATGTTCTGTAACGGTCCCCAGGAGGTGATCACTTTGTATGACTTACCGCCTGGATCTACTCAGGTGCTCTTCGAGGAAGTCTATGTAGAAGGCGCAGATGAGTTTACCATCCAGACAATCTCTAGCCTTGACCAGTTCCCAGACAATGATGCCTCTTGGTGGCCTCTAGACGTTACAGAAGGAGATTTCATGGAGGTGTGGGTTACACCTGATGTCTTTGGCAACGAAACGTCTTGGGAGTTGAGGGACGGAGAAGGCGAGATTGTGCTGTCTGACGGTGGCTATGGCACCAACAGCAACGATACCTTCTACTATACAGCCTGTATCTTTGATGACTGCTATGTTTTTGAGATAGAAGACACTGCGGGTGACGGATTCTGTACGGTTGACTTTGACAATGACGGCGTATGTGACATCGGTAGTGATGGAATCCTTGCTACTGTTGGCCTTGACACATTGGTCGACACGGGCTTTGGATTGCAGTTCGATGTAATTCAGTTTGAATTCTGTAACTCACTGTCTCAGTGCAACATGGACTACAACGGTGACGGCTACATAGGCAACACCGACGTGCTTGAGTTGCTTGTAGACATGGGGTGCGTTGGTGCTTGCTACACCGATCCAAACGATGACAATGTTGTAAACATCCAAGACCTGCTGCTCATGCTTGCAAGCACTGGTCCATGCCCTAAGGAATGAAAAAACTTATCTTTTTCCTCATGCCTCTGCTCAGCTACGGGCAGTGTGACATAGAGATACTAGGATTCGATCCTATCTCCACGGACATCATGATGGTTGTCAACGGAGGTGCCTGCTGCACTGAGTCTGACAGCATCGGAGAGTTTATCCTAGCCCTTGGGTTCAATCCTCCTCAAGACGAATACCCCTGGCCCTGCTTTGGGGATCAAGACTGGATGCTGTTGCTCTACCCTCTAGACTTCCCTGGATTTGAAATGGGTCAGGGACCTGACAACATCTATCAGACTGGAGATACGATAGCCTTCAACATTATCGAAGATACACCTCTTGCTGGAAGCGGTACGCTACAGTGCTGGGAACAAGCCCTTCAGGAAGGTATATTCATGGAGGACTGCATGGTCATTACGGTGTGGCAGATCAACGACAGCGAAACGTTAGACGGTAGCTCCGCAGGCATTGCAGGTTGCGACTACCCAGACGAGAACATACCTAACAGCTGGCTAGAGTTTTCTATGGAGGCCAACTGTGGACCGCCTCCTCCTCCCGTACCTAACGAGCCACAACCATGGGAGCCCGTAGAGACAACGGATACAACAGACACGTCTGGACCTCCACCACCTGAGCCGCCCAACGTAGACGACTGTAAGGACCCGTGCATATACGTATCCAACGTATTCACGCCTAATGGCGACTACGTGAACGACACATGGAGGCCCGTTACAAAGCCTGACTGCTGGTGGAGATGGGAATGCAAGGTCTACAACAGATGGGGTGCTGTAGTGTGGGAGAGCTATGATCCCCGTGACAAGTGGATGGGTGAGGGAGGCCTTTCCTATGTGCCTGACGGTGTTTACCTCTGGACGATCAGGGGAACCACCTATAGATCAACCAAGGTTGTCAGCATGCAGGGTCATATAACGGTCTTCCGTTAAAAGTCGCTCATCAGGACCTCGTCGATCGCTTCCTGAACGTCACCTTTCGTAGCCTCCATCGTCATCATAATGTTGGCTTGGAATCTCTTCACCTCCTCTCCTTCGTTGAATACAACAATGGTTGGGACAACTACAATCTTGTGCTCTTTTTGGAGGTCTGGAGAGGTGGCTATGTCTACACGACTAGTCTCACAGTCGCTAAGCTTTTCGATCCATGGTACACTGTTCTGTGAGTTAAACGAAGCGTTAAACTCAATCACGCATATGCCCGAACTGCAGGCTTCTTTCTCTTCAGCAACCCCCGCATAGGTGGCCACCAAGAAGAATGCAGAGAATACAAACAGGGTTAGTATTACTTTCATTTTTCATTTTAGTTGGTCTATTTTTTCTTCGATCCTCTTCATGTCCTCTTTAATCTCAGTTACGTCCTCCTGGGTAGTCATGATTGTCTGACGGACGAGCTGGTCCTTCATGTCAAACTCCATGCGCGTAATCTCTGGAGCCAACGGCTCAGGCAGTTCTTTCGCCTCTGCTATGTCGGCCTGCAAAGCAAACCACATGCTTATCAATACACCCAGCCCTGTGACTGCCATACCTATAGTCTTTAGGTCCAGTGTGACCTTAGTGTCCTCCCCAATTTGCTGAGCCATGTCAGATTATTACGTAGTTAATGCCAATAGAAAAGTCGTGCCATGATCGGTCCCAGTACTTGTGGTACTTGCCCTCAGCAAACACGCCAAAACTCCTATTGAATCTTTTACCAAAGATAAGGCCTCCTGAGTAATCCAGCCATTGGTCGCTACTTACGAAACGGTGGTAGGAGTATTCCCCGTCTGTGTCTACGTGGTAGGGGATTAGGTTGCCCCAAGTGTGTACCCAGAAGTCCTTTGTGAAGTGGTAGTAGTCGAATCCTACAACGAATGAATGGACCCATTGGTTGGGCAACTCGCCTCTTTTCTTTGTCACGTAATTGTCAAGTACCTGAGGCACAACGACTTCCTCCCACACCTCATAGCTACTGGCTACAAGCTCACCCTGAGGGTTGAAGAACTCCCCTGTGTTGACGTCTATATTATAGCCCTCCTGAAGCGCCAAAGAGGTGAAGTGGAGCTGGTTGTTGTCCAGAACCCATTCGTTCAAAGGATCGTACCCGTATGGCTCTGAGAGGCGCTGCATGATCCCCGCATTCAAGGACAGCTTACCTAGGTTGGCTCTCACCCTCTGTGAACCCTCGAAGTAGCTTACGTCCGCAAACCCATCCTGCAGGTACTCTACCTTGGTGATCCAGCGCTCGCCTACGTAGCGCAAGAAGTGATCTTGGTCTAAGTAGTTGATTCCCTGCTGTCTACGGTAGTCACCCTCGAACAAGAACTCGAATCCTTTTACTTTACCTATCGTAGCAGCGTCCCCGTAGGACTTCTCTGTTCCGTTGTAGAAGGTGTTGGCCCTGTTCTCGTATCCGAAGCGAGCGATCTTACGCACCCCAGCAGTGAACGAGTAGTCGAATGGCGTCTTGAGTACGTCTGTCTGTAGCCCGTTGCCTACAGAAAACACCTCTTGATCTGAGATAGAGTTGCCTCCGCTGAACGCTGTGTAGAACGTAGCGAACTTCAGGGCCTTCTTTACTGCCTGTCCTGATGCGCTGGCGCTGACAAGAAAAAGCAGTAGTGTCGCTACATATCTCATTGTTTGATGATTTTCTTTTTGACTCTTCTGTTCTCGTAGTCTATCACGAACATATATGCTCCGTCAGGCAAGTCACCTAGGCTTACCACCTTGTCTTTTGTAGGGTCTATCACCCTTTGGCCCAGTGAGTTGTATACGGTTGCAACGGCTCCTGCAGGGGATTGAATCCTTACTATGTCTCTGGTTGGGTTAGGGTTCACTTCGCAGATAGTATTGTCTAGTATGGTTACGTTGGTCACCCCGTCACCGCAGTACTCGTACAGGTTGATGCAGTACGCATCCCATCCCACCTCACAGCAGTAGGGGTCCACCTCGATCACCCATGAGTAGCAGTAGTCGTTGGCCCAGTATGGAGATCCAGCACCCGTCACACAGCCAGCGTCATACACGCAGTCATCAGCGTCTGTGTTGGCCTCTTCGTTGTAGTTGTAGGCGTCGATGTCCAAGCATCCTTCGATCACAGGTATGCAGGAGTCAATGTCTACGTTGGCCTCTGGGTCGTAGTTAAGTGCCTCAGGATCAGTGCATCCGAACATGGCTAGTGTGACGCAAGAACCGTCATCATAATCAGCCTCAAATCCTTGCTCGTAGTATTCAAGGTACCCAGCCTGTGTACAGCCCGCTGCGTAGTAGCATCCACTATCATCAATGTTCGCCACGCTGCTGTAGTTCTGGGCTTCTTCGTCTGTGCATCCAGGCACAAACGGCTCGCACGTATTTCCGCAGTAGGGAGTCACCGAGTAGGTGTTAGGGTACGGGACCATGCTCCACTGAGCTACGTCGATTAGAGTGTCACCTGTAGGCCCCATCAGCATGAATCCACACTGCTCTACTTGGTTTTGGGACTGAGGAGTCGTAAAGAAGTAGATCTCAATCTCTTCCTCGGACGACAGGTACACATCAAAGGACTCGTCGTTACCATCGTTAGGTCCCATCTTGTACTGAGGTGAGGTCCATCCGTCTTGATAGATGCCTAGCCAGCTACCAAACCATCCATCGCCCACTCCGTCTGTAATGGTCAGGGTGTAGAAACAAGAGTCTATGGCATCCTCTGTGTTGGCCAGCTCGTCGTAGTTAAAGAAAGATTCGTCAGTACAGCCATAAACCTTTTGCGTTAAACATAGGTCTTGAGAAAACTCTGTGGCCATCTCGTTGTACTCAAGGTACTCTGGGTCACCGCAACCCAATACAACCTCTGGTGCCTCGCATGCAGGGACCTCAAGGTTGGCGGCTACAGTGTATCCAAAGTCCGCTACCTCTAGATGCCATAAGGTGTCTTGACAGGCGGTGATGTAAGCGTCCCCGTCTTGACCACCCCACTGCGAGGCCCCAAGACCATCACCAAACGTATCGTTCAGCTTGAACTCTATGGCACTGCCTACCGCTATGCAAGTATTGAACACGAGTGGTATGCCGACTATCTGATCTGATACCTCACCTATTGACACATCAATAATGTTTTCTGCAACGTCTTGATTCTCAAGCGAAAAGCTGGTTTCAGATGGGTAGTTGTCAAGGACAAGGGTTACAGAAACCTCTGTATCTCCCTCCTCGCAATCAACATCTCCGCTTGTGGAACACGATCCGTCATCGAAGTTGGCCCAAGGGTTCCAGTTACTGGCACTAGGGTTCACGCACCCAGGAACAGCGCCACATGGCAGGCAGCTCTCCCAACAAAAAGGGGGTAGTGACAAAGGCCCGTCTACCACAAGGCTCCTGTTTACATAACCAAACTCATCAAACAAAAAACAAGGAGACTCAGAAACGCCCACTGGCAACTCCTGAACCTCCCATTCGTCTGCAGAGAACTTCCATAGATAGCTGCCCTGCTGTATGGAAGCGGTAAGCTCCCACACCCCATCGCCGTCATCATCGTTCATCTGAGAACAACTGCCGCACCATGCGTTCCATTCTCCGTTTACTTCAGGAATGTCTATTTCAGGCGGATGCGGTCCATTAAGATCCAGCCTAAATGTCACATCGTACTGGCAGTTCTCTAAGTCAAAATATGCCTGTGGGTTGTAGTTGTTGGCCTCTGGGTCCGTGCAGTCAGAAAGGGGTGGAGGGCAAGGTAGTACTTCGAACAGAACAGTGATCTGAGACTCAGCAAAGTCGTACACAAACTCACTGACACCGCACGTATTCTCTATGCCAAACCACCCCTCTCCAAAATCACAGCAGATGCCGTCACCATACTGATCACTTACGACGAGATTGTACTCCCCAACAGGTAGAAGTACGAGTTGTTGGTTGTAAGAGTTGTTTTCAAAGGGTACTGATGAAGCGTAAACGCTGTCACTACCCACCATAAGGATCTCCCACGTACTTTCTGCACCGTAGTTGTCAGCCTGAAACTCTACGTTTACCCATCCTATCTGCGCTGTGGCAAACAGCGGCAACAACAAAAGAACAGAGCTTAGCCACTGCATGACTCGCACTCTTCAGGGCTGTCAAGGTTGCAGCTAATTTCTCCAGACTTAACCTTATCCTCTTGCTTTTTGAGCTTATCCTGATCCAAAAAGCTGATGTCGTCAAACTCGTCCTCCATGGTTATTTTTTTGATTTTTCGATTGTTCTGCCAGCGAAATATGCACCAAATGCTGTTAGCATTAAGATCTCCAGCAAAGATACGTATGAATCTTTGACGTTAAATGGCCAGTCATCCATGCTGTCAGCCACCATAGTCACCATAAACATGGTCATAAGGGCTATCAAAGTCACTGGCCTGATGAGCTTTGCGAGCTTTACGTCGCTACCCATGTCGGCCTTCCAGCGCTCCGTTACGTTCTCCTGAAACCTTACCTCTGCGTCGATCATAGCTTGCGCCTCTGCAGGATCTACATCAGGCTCGTTGCCAAGAAGGTTCTTAACAATACCCAACGCACCCTTGTCAGGAAGGGCATCACCCATGACATCCAAAACCTTTGGGGCCTTTGACTTTAGCCAAGCCCCGAGCTTAGTGTCTTTAATTTTCTTATCCTTCATTTTCTTTTCTTTACTCTGTATCTAGAAACCCTACCTTTCTCTCTCTTTTCTTTTCTGGCCCTTGCCTTCTCAGCAGGCGTTAGCTCCCCCGCTGTCACTGGTGTGTCTTTTGAAATCCTTTTCGTGGGTCTAAACGACCTATCCCCCTTGGAGTAATCCTTGTCTCCAGAAAGTGTTCTCCAGTCCTCCTTGAACCAGCGCTTCAGGTTAAGCCCAGCCTTTGTCTTCCTGACCTTAGGCATTACTTCTTGCTTTTATTGCCCCAGTTGGCAGCCCCAACCTTGCGGCACTTTGCGAGAGCCCCTGATGCGTATGCCGAGGGCCACACGCTATATCTTGCTCGAACCTTGTTATAGCAAGCGTCTTTCTTGGCCTTCATTTTACCTCCCTTGGCCATCTTTTCGGTCTTTCTGTACCTATACTCCCCACTCTTCGTGTCTTGATAAAGCTTAAAGGATGGAGCCCTACTATCTGATGCCCCACTGGTGTACCCTTCTGATCTAAGCTTATTATCAAGCATCTTCTCTGCCGTTTGACGACTCTTGCTGGCCGCGTAAGCTGGATTTGATTTCTTCTTAACCTTTGGCATGGTTGGCAGTTTTGAATTTAGCTTTTGCTACAGCCCCAGGATGAGGCTTGTAGTCACCCTTCATCAAGAAGTAGCGTCCACGCTCTTCCATCCAGTGATATCCTTTAGGAGGCTCCACTGACACGGTCTTCTGAGAAACCTTGAGCTTTCCTCCTTTGTTATACTTAACTGTTTTCATGTCAGCAATTCCATTTTCTAAGAGCAAGGGCCTTGCGTGTAGGCTTGCCGTTTGGTTTTCTCATTGGCCCCTTCACTCCGCTCATGCGAGCGCAGAAGGACTTCCTTCTCCCAGCGGCCTTACTTCCCTTCTTGAGTTTTGATGGAGGGGTAGTTACAGCAGTCTTAAGTTTGCTTCCTGGGTTTGCTCGCCTGTACGCGGCCACACCAGCCTTGGTCAGCCCACCAGATCTGCTCTTGTGAACACCCATCTTCATCTTAGGCATTACGCCCTTCTTCTTTTTAACCTTAGGCATGACTGCAAATATAAGAAATTATTAGGCGGCTCACTTTCCTTTTAGATTGTTGTAAACCCTGTTGAACTCCATGATAACCTTTCTTTCCTCCTCAAAAAGCTTTTGCAGCTTAGAGGTTCTCAGAGTGTAGTCCTTTTCTCTTCTCGCTTCTCTTTTAATGGCTCTTAGCTTCTTTAGCTCTCTTTCAGATTTTTTTAATTGTCTGTCTAGCTTTTTAAGTCCGTCGTATCTGTCTCCTTTGCTGTTTCTCTGAGCCCTGCTTAGCTTCTTGTACTCTCTGCTAAGCTGAACAATTCCATCCCTTCTGTCAGCATAAAGCTCAAAGTCGTAGTACTTTGATGGCTCCCCGTATAGGGCTCTCATCATTGCAATATCATTGAACTCTACATCTATTGATGGGTCAACTGTCTTCGCAGCTACCTTTCTGGTCGCCTCAACACCCCTGGTGATATCCCTTCCCACACCTCCAATAGCGTACTCAAACAAGTACCACATTTTGTCTGGGTTGAAATCAACAGATCCAGATACCTCAGAAGACCCTCCTGTTGCCTCATTCATCCACCTAAAGAAACTTTGAACGCTTTCAGGTGATCTAAACGCCAACTCCGACTCTGGCTTAGGCGCCCCGAATGGTGACTGATCTGCGTGAACCTTTCCCCCGAAGTATGTTTCGTTAGCCAACACGTCAACTATGGGCTTGAATGGCGTAGGTACGGCACCCTTGCTTATAGATGTAATCAAGTCCTTTGACTGCCCGAAGCTAACTGGTGAGAACGAAGTGAGAATTGAGTTCGTCATGAACGTAACCCCAGACCAAGGCTTCCTGTGGCCCATAGCCACCTCCGTCATAGACTGACCCATGTTTGCGAATACATTGTACCCGTATGGCATAGGGACCTTGATGTAGTTCTCTCCGTCTACCATGATAACCATGGCTCTTTCCTTGACGTAATCTGGAATCTTATTGTAGAACAACTCGTCATCCTCATCTCTGTCTGATAGAGCTATGTTAAGCATAGTAAGCATGGAGTTGAATAGAACCATGCCCCCAGCAAGCTTCTGAGGCGTAGTAATTCTTTCTCTCCCCTTGCGCGTCGTACCGTCAGCCTTCTGCTTAGGCTTAAGGGTTCCCATGGATCTAGCAAATCTAGCCGTACCCTGAACGCCAGCGTTGAAGAAGAGGTATACTGCATTGAGGACTTGTCCGTACTCTCCCTGCTTGTTGAAGTTCACTGTTACGTTCTTAGCAAACTGAGCCGACTTAGATCTGCTCACACCGTTCTTCCTCGCGGCAACATACGCGGCCATCCTTACGCTGTTCTCAAAGGCCTCGTTGACACCCTCTACGAACTCGGCAGTGTCGCTAATCTTTCCAAAGAGCTTTTGAGCTACACCCTTGACTCCTGACTTAGGGTCTGATGTGTCTGATACGATGCCCTCTTGTATTTCCTGAATAGATTTAACGTGACTCCATCCAGTCCTTCCGCCGTCCTCTTTGAACTCTTCAAAGTACTTCTTGATCAGAGGGTCTGAATCCTTTCCTACAGAGTCTTTAAGGAATGCGCTTAGTGAAGAAGGAACCATCTTCATCATATCCTTTACGACCTTCTGTCCGTTCAACACACCTCCCTCAATCTCCGTCTCTGCCGAGGCGTTAAATACAGCGGAGCCTATGTCCCTAACGAAGTTGTTGATCGCAAACTCAGGACGCAGGGTAGTGTAAGACCTTCTTAACCAACCAGATAGACCCCTCATGACCTTCAGGAAGGTGTTGGTTTTAGACACCCCCATATCCCTAAGTGACTGAGCGTGAGATGGATCAGCAAACTGCATAGCCATCTGTTTCCCGTCAACCCTAACACCTACGACGTCCAGGTTGCCTATGCTTCTCTTCTCCCCCTTCTTCTCTGGATCAAATACACTCCAGACATCCTTGTTTGAATTCTCCTTTATGAGGTTGTATAGAGATTTCATAACCTCGTTCTTCTGACCTCTTACGTGAGTAGCAGCGTTCATGTGAACCGTTTGGGCGAACAGGTTGATGGCTGGCGTCTTACGGCCTTCTGCCTTCTTTATCCTGCTTCCGCTAACGTGAAAGCCTGTGCTTCCGCTGGGATATGTGCCTACGTTTTCTCCGCTTTCATCAATGGCAATACCAGCAAGTGGAACGTAATTCTTAAACATGTCCTCAAACGCATCAATCCGTGCGTCTGTCTCTAGACCGAGCTTCCGCATGGTATTTCTTGTGTCTTGAGCTATGTCTTGAATCTTCTGCCCTGCTTCTTCAAAAGCCTTAAGCTTTCCAGACTTAGCTATCTCATCAATGATTTCCTGAGCCTCAAGGTCGCTAATACCACTACCGTTGTCAACGCCTTCTCTCTCAAGGAGTAGGGCGTTTCTCTCAGGTGCGTGAAGGGCATACAGGTAGTCGGTAATGTCTTGCTCTGTGATACCGTTGTCCTTCATTATAGAAGTAATATCACTTACTCTTTCATCGAGCTTCTCCAGGGCTGTAGCCGCCTTTCCGTACATGAGCTCCTCGGCCATCTTGAAGTCCTGACTCTCATCAACGGGTCGGCCCTTAGATTTTTCGACGTCAGCCTGAATAAGCTCTATCTCTCTGTACTTGTTGGCCATCTTCCGAAGGAAGTTGTCTGTCACCTCTTGAACCCGACTCTTGGATCGCACATCAAATGACTTTCCGTCGTGCTCTACTGTTGTCATAGGGTTGGCCTTTGAGAACCTTCCAGCCATCCCGCTGTCAAGCCTACCTCTTATCGAAGACCTTACGGCTTGTGCAGACTCTTCTGGCTGGAACTTTGGGTCCATCTCTGAAAGATTGGGCCACTCCTGAAGATAAGTGAGGTCCTGTTCAAATCCGTCGATTACAACCTCGAAGGGGAATGCGCTTTCTGGATTGTTACGAATAAGCACATCGTCTGCGCTTACCACAGGTATTAACTTTGCTGCTACTGCGTGACCTGACTTTGCAGCCGCAAGTTCGGCGTCAAGAAACTGAGCCCTAGACAAAGACAAGGAGGGTATAGACTTAAGAGCTCCTCTTTTTCTTGGTGTGGTTTTTCTTGCGTCTATGTTCAACAACAGCGCCTTCATGAAGTCATTTCTTTTTGAGAAAGAGAGCTCGTTTATACTCTGCACCTCTTTATTTATAACGTTGGAAAGTGTTTCAAATACAGCCAGAAGGTTGTTGTTGTCTGGTATGGAGATCTTTAATCCCTTCTCCTTAATCTTCATAACGCCGTTCTTGTAAAGCTTTTCTGCGGTTGCTTGCAGCTTGTCCTTTCCTCGGCCCTCAATTACTGCTGGGTGACTCTTAAGTCTAAGAAGCACGTTTCTCAACAAATCCGTCCTTTGCTTTGACCCCCCACGTTTAGAAAAGTCCAATACGTCTTCGACGGCTTCTCTTATTTGCTTTGAAGCCACTGGATCGCTCTCAGCCACCTCCATGATCTGCCTCCAGGTTTGCTCAAAGACTTCAGGGTTTCCGTGAACATACTCTTTACCCTGAGTAAAATAGGTGATTACAATTTTTCTGTTTCTGTTCGGAGATGCGTTGTCAGCTCTAATCGCCTTCTGTATCTTCTTCTTTGTTTCAAGTGCCTGATTTCGGTTTCTGTGAGAAAACAAAACATCGGGCTTAGTTTCTGCAACTCCAGACTTATTAGCGATCCAGCTTGAGTCGTAAGCCATCGCCACATAAATGGGATTCACCAAGCCCTTGATAAGGCCCTTAAGAGTTCCCATTACAGAGTTTGGTCTCCCCTCCATTGCCTTAAGCTGCTTCTTTGTTGGCTTCTGCGAAACCACCTCAGAAGGTGCCTTGGCAAATCTTCCCGTGCTTCTTGCGCTCTCTTGCTCTTCAGGATTTTGTTCTGCGAGCAAAGAGTGCTCTCTTTCGCTTAGGTTGAATAGCTCTGGGTACTTGGCCGTGCTGATCGTATTACCGCGCCCAAGCATATCCTGCATCTCCTCCTCTGTAATCTCTAGCTCATTGAACAGGTTAATGTTTTCGAGCTGTATCTCTGCTGCCTCAAGCTTAGCCTCTGCAAGCTGCCTCTCAAGACCCAAGGACTTTCTCACGGGGGCATCCCTTAGGATTTTATCTATAGCTGGAGCAAAGTCAAAGAAGTTGGTGTTTGAGTAATTTGGATTACTCCTCCAAGCATCTCCAGCGTCTTTTTGTACCTCTGAGGCCTTTTTTCTGATTGCGTCAACTTGGTTGCCCAACTCTAACTTCTTCTCCGTTTGGCGCTCCTGATAAGTGGAGTACCTTCTCTTAGCCTTTCCAGTTGGACGCTCTTTTGGTTGAGGAAGGATGTACTCCTGTCCATCTATATCAACACGCATCTCAGTAACTCTGTCTGGATATACGTATGATCCGTCAGCATTGGTTCCAGCCATACCCCTGTACCAGTTGGCAAAGTGATCGTAGCTGTTGAATGGTCCTGCTGTCTTTGGCCTTCCGTATTCCCCTTGAGCCACACCGCCAGTTCTTATTACATATTCGTGGCCCTTGTATCTAACTCTAGCTCCTTCCTTTGGCCACTGAGCCTTAGCCATCCTTCCGCTGGCCTGAGTCTGATCTCCCTGGATATCTACCTGCTTGCCTCTAGTAGCTCTTTCAAGCTTCTTGCCGAGGGCGATAACGTCGTTCTCGCTCTTAATTGTTCCGCCGAGACCCATGGTGTCAAGAACCTTTTGAGCGGCCTTGATGAACCAATTCTTTTGAGACTTGTACTTTGATGGGTCGTTAGCGTAGTCAATCATGAGGCCCATAATGGCCTCTTCCTCAAGCATAGCGGTGTCTTTGCCCTGCTCTCTGGCAGCCTTAGCCATCTGATCGACAGACATTTCAGACGCATCTATATCTCCGTAATTCTGAAGCCTTTCTCTAAGTATGGCCTCTGCAGCTTTATTCTTCTTCGCCAAAGAGATAAGGCTGTCAAACGTAGCGGCTCTCGTCTTAGAGTCTTGACCAATAGCATTAACAAAGGCCTTGTGTGCAAACTCCTCCCTTACGGTGTTTCTTGTTGCCTTTGGACCAAGGTGTATTGTTCCATCTGGAGCCATGTATCCATCTATCGGGCCTGCCTCCGCTCTGGTTTGCTCGTCTACGTTCCCAATGGACTCTTGAGTCTTGTGAAACACAACCTTACCCTCCTGCATCGTGTCGCTCTTGAGGCTTCCCTGAAGAGTCCTTACTTCCTCCGCGATAGTTGTATCTACTGTTTCTGACTCAAGAAGCTTTCCTCCAACATCATCGTTAAGGTCAAACTCCTCGAAGTCATCGACAAGCTGCTCCTCTTGTGTTGGTTCTGCCTGCACAGGTTGCTGCTGAGTGTCATCCTCTATGGTAACCTCAGTTGGCTTACCCTGCTCGTCTGGGATTGCTACAGTCTCTGGCTCCGCCTTTACGCCCAGCAAGTCCCTAAGGTCTCCCTCAAGCTCTGCTTGTTTTGCAGCCGCCTCATTAAGGTCACCAAACTCTGCAGCCTCTGTAGCTGCTGTTGCTTCTGCGTCTGAGGTTTGCTCTTGAGCTTGACCGACTTCTCCGATAAGTCTTAGTGCCTCCTTCTTTCTAGCCTTCAAGGTTGCAACCTTTTGAGTTGCTGCTTCTTGAGCTTGAGGCGACTCCGCGTCAATACCTGCCCTCTCTGCAGCCTCATCTACTTCTGCTTGAGCTTGTTCTATTTCCGAATCAATGCTCTCAAGGGCCTGTGACACTTCGTCACTAAGCGTCTGCTCTTGTGGCTGAGCCTCTTCCGATACATCCTCCTGAGTCGTCTCTGCTTCAGGTGCAGAAACATCAGCTTCCTCTGACACAGACTCACCTGTTCTTGTTTGATCTTTCTTCGACTCAATGGATTCAATAAGGGCTCCACCAAAAGCTTCGTCCTCGTTCACCTCAATCTTCATCTTTTGAAGCTGATCGTAGGTGGATGTTGAGACCACATCCTCAAGAGCCTCTTTGGTCGTTTCTTGACCATTAAGCCTGTATGTAGGCTTCTTTACGAACGCAGAGGTTATGGCTGTGTTGGCAAGCCCACCTGGGGTTCCAGCAGTAGCCTCCAATATGACCTCAACTCCAGACAACTCATCTCCAGCGGCTAGAGTACCAGCGACTTCACCAAGGCCTCCAACAACGCCCTCACCTCCAAGCTCTATAGCTAGTGACTTAGCCGTTGTCTTTGTTGACTCAGCTATGACTTTCTCTGCAGTCTTAGCAACAGTTCTTGATCCTTTCGCAAGCTGAGATACTGCAACCCCTCCTACGAACTCAAAGGCTCCGATAGTAGCTCCTCTAGCTATTGAGGAGTTTCTAATTCTCTTCATTGCATCTTCATTGGACAAGATTTCTCTTAGTCTGTCTGGAGTAAGGTTTTCTGCACCTCCCGCCTCTTCAGCGAGAGCCTGAGAGAAGTACTGCATTGTCTCCATGGTTGCTCCAGCAGCGCCCATTCCTACTCGAAGAGCATAGGGAAGCGCTGCTATGGCTGCGGCGCCCGATCCAACGGGCGTTGCTATAAGACCAGCTGTAGCCGCGCCTGCCTCTACAGTAGCCACGCCAGCTCCGAAAGCCTTTAATGACTGCTTGTTCAGCATGCTAGTTAGCGATGAAGCCATAACCTCCACCCCAACCCCTGGGTTCTTCGCCATGGCTACAAGAGCCCCCAGATATTCGTTATCGTACTTTTCTACCTCAGCATTAAAAGACTTCATAGCCTCAGAAGCCCCATGTTTCTTTTGATGATCCTCAGAAGCCTGTAGTGCTTGGATATACTCTATAGCGTCTTTGTCAGACACCTCTTCCATGTCTCTAAACACATCACCGACTTGACCATTGACCCTAATTTGAGTCATGCCGTCGGCAACCCCACGAATAGGGTGAGACAAGGCCTCTCCCATCCAACCCATCTCTTCCACGGCCTCAGACAGGGCCATAACCTTGTCTGCAGTTTTTGAGTCTTCTGCTCTAAAGGCCTCTCCAAAAGCACTCCAACCCTTCTTTACCTCGTCCCAGTTTTGATATATGTCCGCAACGGTCCTTGCCGCCATTCCAATGGGGCTAGAACTCATCTGCCCAACAGCGCTTACAGCCTCTACAGCGCTAGGTAGTCTACTCTCTGAAGAGTCCGACTTTCCAGAGGGAGCCTGAGAAACTGAAGGAGATACCCCAGAATCGTCTTTTTTTTTTACAAGAGAGTACTTCGCATCGAACTCCTCACGGCTCTTTGTGTAGAGTCCGTCACGAGTTACAACGCCAAAGACCTTATCTCTGTAGGCTGGGTCTGCGTACTGTTCTTGAAAATCCTCAAACGACTTTGTATAGTAGCCCTCTCTTGAGAGAGAGTCGTAAAGCTTCTGTAGTTCTTCCATTTTAATCTAGTTCGCCGCTATTTCCTGTGGATGTTGATTCTGCTTCTTGCAAGAAGTCCTTATTCATAAGAGCCGCCAATGTAGCGTCTGGGCCGTAAACCATCTTCAAGTTGTCCTCGATTTGCTTAAGTATTGATGCTGAAGCCCTATCCCCCTCCTTCAACTCAACATCTGGGATGCGGTTTCCTTTATCTGAACCTGTTTCGTGATACAGATTTGTTAGTACAATCTTACCTTCGCTAGGGTAGAACAGGATGTCAACGGGCTCTACATTGACCCTACCGCCGTCACCGTCGGGAACCGTAACCCTTACGTTTGAGTTCTTAAGGGCCGTGAGAGTATACTGGTGACCCGCTGGGGCCTCGTTTGAAATGGCATGATCCTTAATCCAGGACCTCATTCTTTCTTGCTCTTCTGCGCCCTTTTCTAGATAGAACTTTTCTTCTTCCTTTGTATTGGAGTCTGTGAGGGTCACGACTTCGTCGCCATCCCACGTTGTGGCACCAGCGCTTATGTGCTTGAGCTCCTCTCCTTCTAGCTGTTCGTTTAGCCTTCTAGCCACCTTCTTGTCGTTGATGGTGTCTGTAACATTTCCGTTTTCATCTAGCTCAATTCCAAAGTCAACGCTATCAAGTGTCGAGCTAACCCTCTCTTCTATGGGTACGGGCTCTATTCTTGCAGCTGTTCCTAGCTGCCCACGGCGCTCAGTTCTTGCTCTTTCGTCTTTTGTTAGCTTACGGGGATCTTTTGGCTTCTCGTTCTCTTTTGCGAACCTAGACGTTTCTCTCCACCTTCTTCTCGCGTCCTCCATAGCAAGCTCATTCATGCCTTGGTATTCTCCGTTCTCTATGAACTGCTGCCTTTGTTCCTTGCTGAGGTCTGGGAATATGTCATCCACGACAACCCTCCTAAACTTCTGAGTTGTAATGTTGTTGTCCCAATACTGATCTGAAATATACTGCTGCTGTTGTTGCTCGGAAAGGTCTCCGACTTTCTTTGTTACGTATCCATCTTCATTTTCAGGGTCAGAGGGATCGTAAAATGTTATTGGGCTTGCAGGATCAGCGTTAATCAAACTATCCTGAATCCTTTGCGCTTGATTCTGATACTCGTCTCCATCAGCGACGTCAAAAAGGGTCTGGCTTGCGATGGTCGTCATATCAGGCTGGAAGGTTCTGGCTCCATCCATAACGTGAGGCATCTGGAAGATATCCATCTCCTCGCCCTCTTGATAGATGGGCATGCCGTTCTCGTCACGTTCTCCAGTATCAATCTTCATGGTGGAGACAAGTTCTCCGTTCTCATTGATCCTCATCTTGGTTGTGAAGAACCCTCCTTCGTTAACGAAGTCGAGTCTTTCTTGAGCCCAATCAAATTCATCTATAGGATTGCCGTCCTCATCCATAAGCGCAAATCCGTTCTCTTCGTAGAACTCCCTTGAGTTGCCATTCGTTGCCCGCTGCATTGAGTCCTGCATCGTAAAGCCAGTGCCTGTAGCGTTATTGTCTCCGTAAGACTGAATGTAATAGTTCTCAGCCGTGTCTATATATGCGTTAAGCTTTGCAAGGTCCTGAGAAAAACCCTCAGGGTTGTCGTAATAGCCTCCGCTTTTCCACTTCTGCGCAAGGTGATCTCTGTAGAACGAGATAGCCTCTCTATGCCCATCGTAAACCTTTCCGAGCTTGGCCCCATAGAGCTGTTCGTTTTGCTTCTGACGCTCGTCCCTAGCAGCCTTTATCCTTCCAGCATACAGCTCGTCCTTAGTGACGGCCTCTTTTACTCCGTCCTGAAGAGTGGGCTTTCTGAACGTTTGAGCTGGAGCTGGAACCCCAACACCAGCCTGGCTTACCTGCTGCCCGCCTCTTTGAGGCATATATACTATACCCTGTGGCATTACTTCTTAAATTGGGGTTCTTTGAAAAGCTTCTTAAGGAAAGTCATGAGTCCTTTCTCGTCTCCGCCTGATATGAGTTTGTCTATGGTCCCTTTTTGATCTGGATTAAACACTATAACTTCTTCGTCTCCAGTAAACTCAGCCTCCTTGACTCCGCTCTCCTCGTCGACAACGGCCTTCTTGTTTGTTTTGTGAGAGAACTCACCGCCAGTCTTAAATCTTCTTGCTGCGTCTAGAGCCGCCTCAACCTTACCCCCCTTCTTCATAGAAGCAACCAGTGGTTCAACAGCACTCAGTCCTACATCAAGAGCCATATCTCCAAAAGCCCGCTTCTTAGCCTTCTTAGCCATTCCGAACTGATCTTTTGCCGCCCTCATATCGGCTCTTGAGCCAGTCTTAAGCATCTCTGCGGCTGCAATCTCTTTCTGCTTCTGAGCCTCAAAGTTCTCCGTGTTGGCCATGTCAATCTCTGACTCCCTACCAGCTAAAGTTTGGGTAGCCTCCTGCCTGCCCTGCATGCCCGCAAGAGCGTCCTGTCTAGCCATCTGACCAAAGGCATCACCCTGCATGCTTTGAGCGAGTCTTTGATCTCCTCCGCCTACAACTGAGGCCAAGGCTTGCTCCCTAGCTTGAGAGGCAGCGTCTTCTGCCCCTCTACCCATAGCCATATCGTAGGCATCAGTCTCTCTGCTTGAGAGCTTGTACTTCTCTGGCTCAAACTCCAGCTTTCCTTCCTTTATGTTTTTAAGAGCCTCACTAGCGATATTCATGTCTCCACGAGATCTACTTCTGTCTTTGGCCGCCTGCTCCATAACGTCCTTAGCGGCACGTCTTTTCGCAATCATTCCGCGTATGCCACCCGTAAACGCTCCTGCAGCGCCTTGAGCTGATTTTCTAGTTAGTCCCATATTGTCAGTTTTTACAAAGTTAACGAAATCACATCGAAGAGTCAAGGTTAGACGGCATTGAGTCAACGCCTATGCTAAGCAAAGCCCCATTAGTCTTTGGGATTGCAGCATCTACAATCAGGTACTTATCTCTAAGCTGATCCCCATAGTAGTTAGGGTCTGAAACAATAATAACATCTCTACCGTTTATATCATCAAAAAAGTCTGTCGCAATAAACCCCTCGCTGTACTGTATGGACGCCTCGATTATGTTTTCTTTTATAGACTTAACAAAAACGACCTCTACATTAGGTAGAGAGGACATGCTTGTGATTTGATTCTCAATCCCTACAGAGATGTCTACGGACTCTCCGACATTAAAGGTGTAATCTGAGCTATTGGACAATAAGAACGTCAACGGAACAAGCTCTCCTGGGCTGCTCTGTTGAGTCAAGGTCATTGATGACAAAATGCCTACGGACTTAATGTTTGAGCTGCCACCAAGCTCACTCCTTGGGAGGTCGCTGTAAAAGGTGCCTTCTTTTTCAGTAAAACTAGTAAGGCTTGCCTTCTCATTGTCTGTCTCAAACTTCAAAGACCATTGTTCGTCACCTTCAATAAATGAAGATTTATAGGCGTGAACCGTAGCACCATTGTCATTAAATACAGACCTAAAGTGAGATACAAAGTCGTATCCATGAAATCTGTTTGGAAGGTCATTCTTGTTGTGCTCATAAAAAAATGAATCTCCATCAATTTGGTTTTTTGAAGACAAAAACGACTCGTTTACAAATGAATAATCAAGCGAATCAAATGAATAAAAAGTCTTCCAGTAGGGGTCTCCTGCCGCATTAAAGGCAACCGTGTTGTGATTAGTAGAATCTAAATTCCAGTAAGTGTCAGTAAACTGAGATAGATTTGATCCAAGATTTGTGCTCATAGAAGAACCTCTAGAAATAATAAGCTCCCTGTTTACTGGATTGTACCCTGTAACAACCTTAAATGATACAGGATCTTCAGGTGTTTTTAAAAAGTCCCTAAAGAAGCCCCTCATCTTGTTGTTAGAAATCTCCTCTATTGATTTGCCGCTTACTCTTACAACAACCCTGTTGTCGGTGTCTGCAAAATATACATCGTTGTCTACTATTGTGACCGACTCTGGATGTCCAGACGTTCCAAAGTCATTTGCATAGCCTTGATGATTTTGAAGGACATTAGAGCTAAGTGCTAAATTTTCAACACCGTCAGCGGTTGACGTGATTGACTTATTTACAAACACGTCCGAAACCTTAGAGTCTTGAATTGCAACAAGTCTGTTTCCAACCTCAGCCATGTAGTCTATCTTTCCGTATCTCTTAGGGAGGTCATAAAAGTTGGCTGAAGAGGGGAATGAAAAAATGCTAGGCCTAAATGTTTCAGAAGAGTTCTTCTCTCCAAAAATTATTGAAGCCTCGTTTCTTGTTTCTCCAGAGTCCCTGTTGACGTAATGAATCCTTCCGTAGGATTTAGATTTAGATCTGTATAGATCTGTTACAGAGTTTGACTCCATGAAAAATCCCCTAAACCTAGATTTAGACTTATCCTCTTCTGTTGTATTGTCACCTTCTATCAGGTCTATAAATTCTGATGTGGCAGCATTGTACTCTCTTGCATTCTGAGGCACCGCCCTAAAGAACACATCCCCCTTGGTTACCCTGATTTTATCTGGTAGATGGCTGAGGGCGCTCTTTATTCCACGAGCACTTGTTTCGAAGTATGGCAAAAGATCCTCATCTAGGTCTGATTTCTCTGTAACTATTTCAAATACACACCTGTTTCCCCATTTGTCAACCTGATTTAAAACAGAGGCAGCGTCAAACCCATGAGCGTTTATGTTGTTTCTTAGGACCAGGAATGAGCCTGTTCTTTTGATTTTTGCATCAAAATCGTCTTCCCCCCCAACGAGCGGGTTATCTTCCTCCGATGATATCTCTTTCGTGCCCATTACGTCAAAGACAAAAGTCCTTGGGTGATAAGCTACATTTTCGTCGTCAGAAAAACTACTGATTATCCTAACCTTGTCTCCTTCCGAGAAACGATAAAGAGTTGGCTCCAGGGTGTCCTGATCTCTTGCTCCAAAAGCCTTAGTGTAGGATATTTTGCTACCCTGCAAGTAATTCATGGAAACGTATATGGAGTCGTCCTGATTCCCATTAGATCCCTTTTCAACAAAAGCACCTCCAGAAACCATTTGAGTAAACCTTCTTGTACTAGAGGCTCCACCATAAACGATTCTCCATGATTCAGCCCATGTTGGCATAGGGTGAAAAAGCTCTATTTCAACGTCAACGCTTCCCCTTCCATTGGCTTGTCCTTCTTGAGAGTAGTTCTGAATAGAAGATCTTTCAGAATCGGAATAACCTGGAACAAATGCGCTGTCAAGGGGGAAGACAGAACTCGCTCTGCCTTTATTGTCGTAGTACACTATCCCGAAGTTGTGAACGTCGTTTGTTTTAAACGAGTAGTCAATATCTCCTGAATCCGTTATGATAGAAACAATGTTGCCCACATCTTCAAACCCCCCTGCGCTTAAGTCAGAATTCTCAAATTCATCGTCAGAGGGGAGCATAAAGGTCTTGTCTATGTTTAGATACGGAAGATTGTCTACAACACCTATCATAGTCGTGTTCCAAACACTACCCCTTCTATTTGATACAGGCAAAGAATCTCCAGTTGCCTCCCCTCCAAACTCGTCGCCTGGGTTGTAGCTCCTTACTACCTCTGAGCTATATGAAGCCTGACTTCTTCCTCCAGGACCAGCGTCCCCATCTATAACAGAGAACGAATAAGTTCCATCATCATCGAGCGCATTCTCTCTTATGTCAAGAGTCTCGAATTTTGTTAACCATGCAAATCCGTAACCTCTAAGCTCTAGAGACCCAGTGTTTTCTTGTTCTTCGGCTGTAACCTCGTATGGGTATGGAAGCCAGTGAACTGGGTGTCTGGGTCGAAACGTATAACTTCCAGAAAAGTTGTGTTTATCGTTGAGTCTTCCCTCAAGAGTCCCGTGCTGACCATTGCTGTTTTTAATGACCACATCCGCTGAAAACTCAAAATCATCCTTCCACGCTCCATACAGTGCGTCACTTCCAGAATAAACATACCACTTTCCTATGGCTGTGGGGCCATCACCACCCTGAACCCTTCCGTTGTTTAGTATTCCAAGCTGCTCCCTTGGAGTTCCGCTGTTATCCTCAAGAGTGTTAGTTACTGACGTGTCGGTGTACGTTTGATATGAAACGTAGGTGCCGTCACTTTTTTTAACTCCAAGACCATTGCTAGCGGGGTGAGCTATGTTTGAGTTTGGCACATTGTTCCCGCTTACTGTTTTTGCAACAGGCCACCTGTAAGTAAAACTTCCGTCTTCAACCCTTCCTACGCAAAAAGGCATAAGAGGAGTAGAGTAATAACTCCAGTTACTCAGTGTTTCCCATTCGTCGTTTGGATCCCAATCCACAGTGTCTGGATCAAGGTTCCCCTCCTCGTCTGCAAACCCATTGAAGTAAACCTCACCCTTTCTCCATTCAAAGGAATCTCCTTGGGTCCAGCTACCCTGAGATGGAAAAGAAATCATGTCTTTTCCGTTGCCGCTCATTTGAGCGGAAATGGTCTGAAGTCCAAGCCCCTCCTTTGGAGAAGGAATACATGTAAGTATGTTTTCAAACAAAGCACTTCTGTAGTATCCGTCTGGCTTAGATCCACTAAACAGCCCGCTATCAAAGTCTGAGCCGTTAGGAAAATCAAAGCTTTTGAGCTTAAACTTATAAAACAAGCTATCCGAGTATGGGTTAGTTCCTCCGCTGCCAAAAAGAGGATCGTCTGAAGAGCTTTGAGTGCCCTGAACTTTGGATATTTTGAGGGAGTATTTGGCTCTATTTACAATGTAGTATGCAATAGGGTGGTTCCCGAACCCCCCAAAAGTTGTGGTCCATCCTCCAAGTTCTCCGTTGGGGGATGCACCGCCTTCAGATCCTCCAATTCCACAGACCAAGTCCGCTAGATCAGAATCAGCGTCAAAGCTGTCCTTTGAGTCTAACCCAAGGTCTACAATAAGGTCCACAACGGCCTCTCCTGTTTCTAATGCTGGAGAGTCAAATACCTCTACATCATCTTCGCTTAGGTTGACAATGGACCCATCATACGACCCAGTAGATACTATTTGGTCGAATAGCGCCATAAATGAGTCTCTTGGCAGCTCTACCGTTGTTCTAAAGGCAATCCTAAAGGATATTAGTCTCGATTGAACAATAACTGGGTTGGCTGGGGAGCTACCTATTTTTGCTTGCCACGCTGAATCACCTTCGGCTCTATTTATGTGACCAACCTGGGCTATGTTGTTTAGCTTTGTCTTTGAGTTAAAGTGCCCAAAGGCATTATCTTTATCTCCTATGTATGGTACTCCAGCGCCGTTGCCAGAAAGATCATTGCTCTGAGGGGCAAAAGTGCTTAAGTGTCCAACGGCATTAGGAATGGTGCCTCCAAATTCCGAGAAAAAATTAGATGCCTGGGCGCTATTTATATTGCCCTGACTGTCCATGAATGGCCACGGGGTTCCAGCAGAGCCATTAAAATACCCGAAACCAGTAGGGTAGTAGGATTGAGATGAAAAAAAGTGAAGGTTTCGTTTTGGGCGAACATTAACCCTTATGTCATACAATCCAGCCTCCCCCGTCTCTTCTGGAAGGTTTGAGAAGTTTAAATGAAAGGTTGAGTGAACTTGCTTCCCTATGTTTGTGGTCCCTGTCTCAGGAGTCGCTCCACGAGCATATTCCCCAAGAGTCTGATCCATTCCCAACTCTATCTCGCCACCGACAAGATTTTCTCTTTTCTCGTTGAAAATGACAGTTGACCTTGATACAGGCTGAACCTGATCAAAGTTTTCCGTATAGTCTCCATACATCATTCTTTCTCCAACAACAGACTGAGTACCAGCCTTTTGAGGAACACTATCAAAGTTTTTATTTAGGGTTGCAGTTGACAACACCCCATAAGTTTTGTCGTTTCTGAACCTATACGTAAGGGTTTCCAGATCCCACTCCTCTATAGACTGATTAACTTTTAGAGATACCTCATCTATAATTTTTAAAACTCCACCATTGCCCTCCCTGAAAAGAATCCTTACTCTTATGGCTTCATTACCAATATCAGGTATGTTTATATCTGCGGCGTTCTCAAGATCAATAACAGAGACTGAGTTCACCCCTATGCCAAACAAGGCTGTAGGGTACTCCACGTCCGACAAGGGTGATATTGCACTAACAAAACCGTCATTATAAACAGCTTGATAGCAAAATTGAAATCCATTAGAACCCTTGAACCTGCTAGGGACTGGGAGGCCAGACGAAATGTCTGTTTCGGTGTCCCATGTTACAGATGGAGAAATCATAGGGACCCTTGTGCAGGCATCCATAAAGTCTTTTAAATCTTGAGATGAGGATTCATATCCAGTAGCATTCCCTGTAAACTCAGTATCTCCCTCTATAGACCTTCTTATGTTTATTCTCCTGGGCTCGTTATGACCATCGGTAAAAGCCAAAACGATGTCAACCTCTTCATCAGAGCCAACAAAAGGCGTGATGTCTTTATTCTTCTGATAAGCCATTATTTACCTAATTTGATATTCCTTTTAGACTCAGTAATTTTTCTTCTTACTGATTCCTCCTTGGTTTCTGTAGATGAAGATTCACCCCCTTCTGAGGAGTTATCTTCGTTGATGTCTATTTGGGGGTCCTCTATTTGCTCTACGTTTACTTCAATTAAAGCGGGAGCAGATACAATTCTGCCTTCTACTCCACAGCTAGATAGAGACTCAAAACAGTAGGGAACTACGTCCGAAATGTAATCGCCGCTGTCATAAGACATAAAACATGTGTCAGACTCGTAACCGCTTATGTCTGTAAAAAACTCTCCGTCTGTATCCTTTGCGCTTACCTCAAAAGTTCTGTAAGCCACCAAAACCGCTCCGTAATTCTCTATTGTGACTTCGTCTGAGATTTTTTTGTTTTCAGTTTTCTTGCTCCACATAAACGAACCGCTAACGGGGCTTTCATCAAGAACCTCGTTGTCTATTTCGGTGCTAGAGTTTATGCTAAAGTAAAATCCATTTTTGGCTCTCATCGTGCCACACGAACTCAATCTAGATGGAATGGAAAACCTAAACTTACTGGTAAGGAATGGCCCAGATGGGTCATAAACATACTGTGTTGAACTAGGAATTGTTTGAGTGTCTCCGCTTTTAAAGTCAATAACTTTTACGTATGGAGTTCCATCAAATGATGATTGGTAGATATCTGATATACAGTTAGGTAGCTCAAGAACCTGTATTGTGTTTGAGGGGATTCCATTTCCCACTAGGAAGCTCCACTGAGCAAGAGCTTCTGACTGAGATGGAAACACATCGAAGCCCTGATAGCTTTCTATTTCTGTTCCTGGGCAATAATAAATGTATACGGTTCCACTAATGTCGTCGTCGTCGTCACCTCCTCCAAAGCCTGATCCTACGTCTCCTTCATCAAATCTACCAGCGGTAAACGCTCCATCGTTGTATTGCTGAGACAAAAAGAAAGCGTTCCATTCTTCTGTTAAAGACATGTCAAGCTCTACAAGAGCTGTGGTAAATCTGTCTTTTACGTACCCTGTACTGGATATACTTGAATTTATGATGTCTATCTCAGTGTCTCCAGTTAAGAATTCAATCGTAGCTTCTTTTATCGAAACGGACCTGCCAAACAGCCTGATTTCATCTGCCTCAGATAGGTCAGAAGGCGTAGAGTAATTTGTTATGCTGTATTGATCTTCTGAAGAAAGAATTTCATCTACATACACTTCGGTTGAAATGTCGCTTTCAGAGTTAAGGGTCTGCACAAATGAGTAGCTAAGAGTCGCATCAGGCTGTTCCCAAATGCTTGCAGAAAAATGAACGTCGTCAATAGCCTGAGCAACCCACCCCCCATGTACGTTTTCCCTAATTTGACAATCAAAATCAAGTTGATAGCTTTGATTTAATAGATCGGACTTAGTCCGCCCGACAAAAAACCCAGATGACTGAAATCTCAGTTTTGCTGTATACTCACCAACCCCAATGCTTGATGCGCTAAAGCCCTCATTCTCTGCCTCTATGGACATGTCTACAGCCAAATCAAAATTCATTTTGACCGACTCATATACTACTGGTGGCTCTTCTGGCTCTGGCACATTTATGATAGCCTCTAGGTCTTCAGGAACCCTTCTTAGCCTAAGGACATCCGCCTTAACAAATCCATTTTCAGGGAATGCAAGAGAGCTATCCTTAAATACAATCCTGTATGTTTTTTTCTTGGAGCTGTATGCCGCTATAAAGTGCTCGTTATTTGAGTTGTGCACAAAGTAGTATATAACTCCTAGCTGATCGTCAGAAACGCTCCCTATGACGCTGTTTAGACCCTCAGGGAGGGTCATTGATTCATCAGAGAAAGGAACGGGAGAGTTCCCAGGAGCGGATCTAACCAATCCGTCCTGATTTTGTAAGCTACTGTCTACCTCGATATTTAGAGAGGAAAGGGTTTCTCCTGGCTTAAGAAGCAGCTTATCATCATCTCTGTTAATAGACCTTGGTGATACCTTCTTCTTCATACCTTAGTGCTCAACTTAAAGTTTTTTCTAATCACTTGGAACACGTCCTCCTTAGCAAAGGACTTCATCCTTGAATTAGCTTTTCTTCTTTCGTTGTAGTACTCCTGCCTAGCTCTTTGTTTTTCACCCTGAGGTACGCTAGACTTTCTTTCAATCAGCTTGTAGTATATGTATAGCCTCAGAGCCTCTTCAGCGAACACATGGACACTTGGGTCTTCAGACCTGGCTTCGTCAGCTATGTATTCTACAGCTACTTTTTTGTGATCCATAGAAGAGTTAAACTCTAGTCTGTTTTGATCTAAATTCACTTTGTAAAAGCCAGGTCTGTAGCCACCCCCTACTCCGTAGAGAACGCCGTGCTCTCCATTATGGATGAAGTTCCTAAAAACAAAATCGTCGTGATATGAGTCTGGATCAATAGTAGAGAGGCCACTTGAGGGCTCTTTAGTGATGTTGTTGTTTTTAGAGAACGTAATCACCTGACCTTCGTCAGAAACAAGTCCAACCTTTGTGATACTAACAAAATCGTCAGGAAGTACCGCAGTGTTGTTCTCTTTTACGTCGATAGTTTTAGACTTTATAACCTTTAACATGTCAAAGCCCATATCCCTAATGCCCCTCAAGGCGTTATTCCTGATAATAGATTCTGATGTGCCATAGATGTAGTCTTCGGCATCAATACCCATCATGAATTCCTTCACAATGTCCTTGATTGTTACAGTGTTTTGAGCCATTACGTTTTGTTATCCTCTATTGTCCCATAAGACTGAACCGTCTGATCTTTTAGATTGACCCCAATCATCTTTGAAATTTTATAAACAAGCTCATCTTCATACTGCCTTGGCAGCTCAAAGTTTACAGAAAGAGAGGAGTCAAAAACTTCAACTCTCCCAGACAGGGACTCAAAGTATTTTATCTGATAGGACGGAGAGTTTGGCGTCCTGTAATAAGACAAGTTTATTCTGCTCACACTTGTCGGAAACACAGAAATGCTTTTACCAAACAAGGCTACAGGAAACTCTTCAGTAGGAGCACTTAAAGAACTTTCTAAAATTCTGTTTGCCTGCTCCTCGTCATATATTACGTCAGCTTGAGTTGCTGGTACGGTCTTGGTAGAAACAGAAACTAAAGAATACAAATTGTCTGGATACGAAAAAACTCCGCTACTCTTTGAGAGGGAGGCCTTTTCCATAAACCGAGAAAGGTCTGATTTGTTTCTCTTCACAAAAGACAATCCGTACTCTGGGTCTAACCTGGCCCTTTTTATCTTTTTCGCATCAAGCGTTTCTAGAAAAATCTCTTTAAAAATGTCTTGTTGAGCAAGGGTCGCAAAAGAATTAAACATTTCAAACGTCACAAAGCCCTTCTGGTCCTTATTGGCCAGATTTTTTACAGACTCGTATACCCTTTGTACGCTTATCATAGCTAATGATTTGAGACAAATATACGAAAAAGGCCAGCACTGGGCTGGCCTCTCTCTCTAAGCTGTAACGCTGAGATTATGCTAGACGCTCAAGTCTCTCTTCTAGAGAGCCAAGAACGGATGATCCTTTCTCGGTCAGGCAAAACCTAGTCAATACATCAGAGGACTTTTGACCAACTGGGGTTGATACAATAAGGCCGTTTGAGTCAAACCAGTAAGCTCCGTCTTGACGCAAGTCAATGATCTGATACTCAGACGCTTGGGTAATAATGCTTCTTGCAGCAACCTGAGGCGAGTCAAAAGCCTTGATAAACTCAGAAGGCTTCTTCTTTGCAATCTTCAATAGATCATATCGGATGTCCGATGTGCTTCTGTCTATGTTTAGGCCATAGTAAATGGCGACAGGGAGAAGCTCCTGAATGTCCTTGTCTCTAACAGCGGAAATGGCTTCAACTTGACCAAATTCCTTTGCAAGGATATCCTCAGCCTTCTTGGTCTCATTGACGAGGTTGAAAGTGGTTCCCCCGTTAGACATGTTTTGAGGGTGGTTCTCTAGGAACTTACGAAGGTTTGGCTTCTCCTTGGGGACCATAAGCTTTCCGTTTCGGAAGATTACGGCCTCTTTCTTTGCGTTTTCGCTTTGCTCGTCAACCCAAATAGAGTTCTCGTTAGGACAATAGCGCATTTGGCGAACCTGATCCTTCTCTTTGTCAAATACAGTGATTCCTCTCTGCTGGATCATGAAAGCGATACCACCATTCTTTGGAATCTCCCACATGGTGTGTTCAAGCTCTACTTCCTTTCGGAGGATAGGAGCCTTCTTCTTAGCTTTTACTTGAGGCTCTGGAGCTTCTACGATAGCTTCAGATGAGGCCTTTTTGGGGCGGCCTGGGGCCCGTCTTGTTTGTTGTGACATAAAATTAAATTAAAAGAATTATTGCAAATATAATCAACTTTCTCCTGGGTCAAGAAGCTGTATTATTTCGTTAATCTTGTCTATAATCTCCGCCTGAGTTGCAGAGTCAGAAAGAGCAGATATAAGGTCCATCAGGTTATAATTGAAAGGTCTATAAGCATGTACTGAAGCGCAGTTGATGAAATCGTTTGCGCGTCCATCGCAAGTGTTACAAAAACGTAATTTCCAGCAGTAACACTGGAAGTGGTCGTCATGCTTTCAGTTTTTGCATGATTTGTAAGGCCAGTAGTTATGGCGGTAACGGCTCTAAGCGTACAGGTCACGTAACCAAATGAGGAAGTATCGTCGGCTGAAAACTCCCACAACTGTAGGTAATAGGGCAAGGATTGTGAAGATGAGTTTGCTGGCCTGTGAATCGCATCAAGTTTAATCTTACCCGTGACAGGAACCCTTGTGGCTGCGTAATACTGATTTGCTCTGGCTATACTGGTCGTGGTCGTGTCTACGGTTCCACCCCCAGAAGTCGTGATGCCCAGGAGAGTACTCCAAAAATTGTAGTTAGTTCCGTAAATCCCTCCAGCAAGAATCATGACGGAATCTTGAGAGGTGGTGTGCTGAAATCTACCAGAATAACTATTCAAGGGAAGGATCCTATCTTGATAAGCTAGATCGTAGTCAGTGGCAGAAGCTTTTACTAGTATCTGACCACCAGTACCTCCAGTAATTAAGCCCTGCCCATCAGCACCATTTGTGCCGTTTGTTCCGTTTGTCCCGTCGGCACCATCGGCACCTGCAGCTCCAGTTGGACCCGTCGGCCCTGTTGCCCCAGCGGGTCCAGTCGTAATACTAGGACTCTCTGTGGTCGTAATGCTTGTGATGCCTGTGACGTCTGTAGTATGAAACTTTCCAGGAGTCGAGGAGGCATCGTACCTCATGATATCAGCCTTCCCTGCGGTGATCTGATTTGTAATGCGGCTAACCACATCATTTGCTTTGCCGCTGGAGACGGTAAGGACAACCGATATTGTGGCATCCTTACCGCCTCTTTTGGCATCGAAGTACATAGTAACAGTAGTGTCACTCGTGTACTCAGCATGAGAAAAGGAATCCACGGGGATGACCGCAGATTCCGTAGCAGATTTTATGAAAAGAAAATTCCTTTTCACTTTAGTTATTAGTCAGATGCAGTGTTTGCGGTGCTATCCGCGAATGCTACAAATTCTCCATCAGCGTCCATCACAGCGTACCTATCAGCAGAGAGTCCATCACCAGAAGACTGGGTTTGGGGTACTCTCATAAGAGATATGGTTTCTGCAACGTCCAAGAAGAATGCTTGACCTCCAGCAAGTGTTACCTTAACTTCAGAGTTGGCTCCGACACCTCCAGCGTTTAAGCTTCCAGCAATAAGCTTGAAAACATATCCGACTGGCACGTCTCTGAGCTCAACATTTACAACGACGGCGGCATCTCCAGCGTCAGCCTTTCCGTCAGATTGAAGTGTAATAACCTGAGCTTCGATATCAGCTTTTTGTGATGCAGCCACGAGCTTACCAATAGTTTGAGCAAGCTTGACTGGGTAGATTTTATGAAATCCGTTATTCATGTTTATCAGGTTATGAAGTTAGAGCGAGGGCCCGAAAGCCCTCACTCATCACCTCAGGTTAATTATCCCTTGATAGCAACGTGCTGGTTCGCAGCGCGAGTAATCAAGTTGATTTCAGAGCGGTAGTGGAACGTAGCAGAGTCCTCACCAGTGTCACCATTGTTGTAGTGACCCAAGACGCTACCAGTTACCCAGTGCTCCATCTCTCTGTTGTAGCCATTAGAAGCCTTGTAGTTCATCTCCAAAGCTGGGGCCTTAGTACCAGTGCGAGCGTCCGTGACCTGAGTCATTGGAACCATTGCGCCTTGGAACTGAGAAGAGGCACCCAACAAAGTAGGATCGTTCAAGAGCTTCCAGTCGTGCTTGTGGAAGGTGTAGCCACCGCGAGTAAACGACTTAAAGCCAAGCTGTACAGCCAAGTCAGAGTCGTTGTTAAACGCTCCGAACTGACCAGCCAAGCCAGCAGTCACCTGCGTAGCAATACCTCCTGCCAACATGTCGTCGATAGCCAAGGACTGCTTTCTGTTCAAGTACATAGCGTACTCGGCAGGAGCGCCTTCCTTGTCCAACTCCAAGATGATGTCATCAAACTCAGCAATAGAGTCGAGAGGAGAAGCAGCAGTGTTAGAAACAACGATACCTCTGTCCTCAATAGCAGAGAAGTAACCTTCAGAGCCAGTGATGTCCTGACCAGCCAATCCAGTCTGACCGAAGAGCATCATCATCTCTCTCTTGTCCTCAAAGCGAGCGCGAGTCTCTTGCTCACCCTTCATGTACCATCTGTAGTCACCGTTGCCGATGTTCACCCAGCCGATGTTGGTAGCTTGAGATCCATTCACCTTGTAGCGCTCCTTCATAATCATGAAAGGATTCACTCTCTTGATGAGATCTGGCTCCATGTAAGCTGAAGGCTGATCGGTTCCCTGAGCGTACAGGTTACCGAGAACGATAAACTTGGAAGCGTCGCCTTCGTTGGTGAGGGTTCCTCCGTCAAGTGCAGCAATCGTGTACTTCACTGCCAAATTTTCGGTAGTAGCTGTGGAGTCTGTCAACGTAGGAGCAGAGCAGAAGAATCTCTGACCGTTAGCAGCAGACATCAAAACGTCATTCTTTCTGACGCCAGCGCCAGCTGAAATGGTGAGAAGGTTCGCGCCTGTGATTTGTCCTTCGACGATCTTGTGACGACGACCTTCTTCCCAGTACTGTACTTCATCCTGAGTTGCAGCCGCGTTTACAGCGCCAGTCAACTTCAGAAATCCAGTAATGCCCTGGTCTCCGTAGGTTTTAATCAACAAGTCTCTGTTGTCGGGCTTCGCGTAGGAGCCGACGAGTTCACCAATAGAGGTGTAAGTGTCTGGGGTAATTTTCAGTGCTGGGTTAACAGAGCCAGAAGCGAGCTTGTTGCCCGATGTTTCTGCCGCTGTACCACCAGCTGTTCTACCCGAATTCAAAGTAGCCATAGTAGTCTAGTTTATATGTTGAAAGTCATTGGACTTCCACCTCCCATCATAATTTGTTTTAGTTGATCGGGAACGGAAGCCTCATTTGGTTGTCCCGTGTTTTGGGTTGGGCTTACTGCTCCAACGTTAGCCGCTCTGTCAACCAAACCCCTCTGACCATCACCCTGTCCTTGGCGATAAGCCGCAGATACGATTTGATCAATGTTGTTTAGGACAGCTCGGTGAGAGTTAAGCATGTCGTAATCCCAGCTACCATCCTCACGGATATAAGGATCAAAATAGTTGTCAAGCTTGGAGTTGTTGTCAAATATCTCCTGAAGTTGATTTTGTTCAAGTCCAAAGGTCCACGAGTTTCCGTTGCCTAGGTCGAACTCCAACCCCTCCATAGATTCTACTTCATCAACAAGCCCACTAATAAAAGCTTCATCAACTATTGGTTCACTATCATCATCCTGCATGTCAGACACTTCTGGTTCAAGATATTCAGATCGAATTGCATCAATCTCATCTCTTGCCCGTCCAGCGTCCATCTTAAGCTGAAGATTAGCGAGTCGGACTTCGTCCTCTGAATAGAGGTCTTCATCCGTTTTGTACTTGCTGCCAACAAGTGTCATTATCTCGTCAGAACTGAGGTTAGGGTAGTCTGTCGCCATCTGAACGCGAATAGCGGTCATGTCATCCATTTCGGATGGGTTAAGCGACTGATACGCAAACCAGTCTTGTGGAGATCTGCCAGTGTCCTCAACGAATCGTTGAATGGTGGCAAGACGCTCGTCAACCTCAAGTGGTTGTGAAAAAGAATCAAGGTCTTCGACTTCTCTCCCAAGCCTTTCGCTTAAGAACGTGAGAACCGCAGCCTCTATTTCTTCATCAGAGTATTCTTCTTCCTGATTCTGTGAATCTGGTTGCTCTTCGTACACTTCTTCCTGTACGGGAGCTGCCTCAGGGTCCACGTAGCTCGACTCTTCGAACTGCTCTGGCTCTTCTTGAGGATCAGAAATAAGCGACGCAGCAGCTTCTTCAGTATTGTCAAAAAACTGAAGTCCTGAGCCTTCGCTTTGTTGCTCAGGAGCTGTCTCCTGAACTTGGTCTTGGGCATTGTCCATGCCCTCAATGGTTTCGTTTTCCATTTTATTTAAGATTTAGATTTAATTACTTGTATGCGATCACCTTAGATGAGCCTACGCTTATCTTGGTGAATCTTCCGTACACGGTCATTCCAGAAGCAACAGGAATGTCTATGTCGGCTGTGCCGATAACTTCGTATATACCAGCAGCGTGGGTGCCAGAAAGAGCACCAGATCCGTCTGACTTAAGGTGAGTGGATCCGTCTGAAGCGTTTTCCGCTAGATACTCAAATATCCCTCCACCATTAACAGTGACAGACGTACCAGAGATAACGGTAAATGAAGAGAAAAACTCCCCGTCAGATGCAGTCAACACATCACTAGACCCGTCAAGGACATAAGTGTTTCTAGGTATTTTTACTGAAGGATGTGCCATTATGCTAGGAATACTATGCAGGTTGTCGCCCCAGAGGTGACAAACTTTATTTCTGTTAGATCTGCAAAAACTACTTGGCCGCCAGTAGATGGGGTGATTTCAATGTAGTCGTTGGTTTCGTGAACGTCAGGAACTGGGTTGATGTTTCGATCAGCAACCTTAACTCTAAATGAGTACTGAACACCAGAGACGGTAAACTTCACCTCAAGGATATCTCCTTCCCTAAAGCCTATATCGTTTCTAAGCTGATCAGCACTGAGGGTGCCGCTAGTAGTTATAGTGAGAGAGGGAACCCCCTCGGACGTCGTATCTACAGTACCTGCCACAGCCGCAGTAACTGGATTGTTTTGACCTACTACCAAAAGGACAGAATCAGTAGCCACAGACGACTGACTTACAGGGAGGCCCGAGTAAGACCCAGACACTACATCTACCGAATTAGCAGCAGGAGTGCCAGAGGAAGAAGTAGAAAGGACTCCAAATCTATCGACAAGCTTAGCCCCTTCAGAAGCTGTATGCCTCTGATAAACACCCTGTCCCTTAAACTTAACAGCAGCAGATGTAGTTGTAGCAAAACCATAGGCGCCATCGGGAAGCGAAACACCGTTAGTGGTGCCAGCCTCCGATACGTCAAGGATAATAATCCTTCTTGATGTTTCTGCTGATGGGTGCATTAGGTGTATCTTATTCCAGAGCTGTCCGTACCAAACACTCCGTACTCCACAAGATCATCTGGAGTCGAAACAATAGCGTGAAAAGAAGAAGCAACGTCTATTGGAAGAAAAGCAAACTCACCGCCTCTAATCTTAAGAACGGTGTCGTTATTTGTGCTCTCGTACAACGTGACTACGTCAGAATCATTTGCCTGAAGGTTTCTTACATAAAGGTAAGCGGAACCAGTTTTATCACCGCCCTTGTATACCACCTCACCGTTAGTTCCGACAACAGTTGAAGCAACCTTAACCTTTTTAACTGATCCAGAATCAGCTGAAATGTCAGACGACAGCTCCACATTTAGAGGAGAAGACAAGACATCAAGTGACTTCAAAAACAATCTAGCTGAAACTTTTCCCATTATCCTTCGTAAATAAGCATGTATTCCAGGGTCATAGTAGTAGCTTCGCTTGGAGTGATGGTTACGTCATTTTGCCCAGACCAAGGAATAAACGCCCAATCTCCAGCATATATGTAACCAACCAATGTTCCGCCAACCTCTACCTGAAAGTACTCAGAGGCAACGTTTGATGTGTTTGCTAGGTAAAGCTTGTGAGCTTTTTTTGTGGTGCCTGTAAGAGGGGCGTATTCTGCGGCCTGGAAAAGTGTAAACTCAGATTGAGAAGCTGTAGTTTTTCTTCCTACTCCTGTGGTCTGATCAAGTCCATTAGTGTATCCAGCTTTTGAAATAGCAGAAGATCTGACCAGCGACAAGGCGTCTCCAGTGAGGTCTGAACTTGATAGCTGTACGGTTGCTGTGGTAGTCGGCATTTTGGGTGTTTTGGGTGAGTTGCTTTGTGCAAATATAACAATTATGAGATAGTCACCTCTATGTCAAGAAAGTTGATGGTTCCCGTGCCCGTAGTGTCAATATCATAGTAAACTTTTAGATCGCTGAAGTTTGTCACATTGAAAGTTTTTGTAATAAAAGACGTGACTACGCCAGTCGAAGAAACAGACACTTCAAATGCAGACTGAAGCACTCTATCGCAGTCAACACGCAAAACACAGGGTTGGGTCAAGTGGGTTTTTATTGACGCATCCACCTTTACGGTAGCCCCAGTGCTAAGACCACCTATACAAATGTAGTTCCTCTGTCCAGTTCCACGAGTATTGTCCTGGTCGCCAATAGATACTGATCCCTGTATAAGTCCGTTTGATATGGATCCGTCAAGAGTTGAATCAGGCAACTCTAATTCTGAATCGTTCCCATTTACTGAAATGTTGTTTACTTCTTGAGCTACGCCAGAACTAGCCGTAAACTTCCAAACAGAAAGCGGAGCCTGAGAAACCTTAAGCTGGCCCTTTACGTCAACAGTTGAATCTTGAGAATCAGACTTTCCGATTATTTTTATCGCCTCCGCAGATTGACCCTGGGTGTTGGCAGTGTTTGATTTCACACTAAGAGTAGTGGTTCCGCCCTCGATTTTTACTTCACTAAGGCCTTGTTTCATTTGGACCTTATTCTCCTGAACATCAAGCTTGCCTCCTGTGGCGCTGAACTGAACGGATTTTTCGGCTGCAACATCGGTCTTTAGAAGAGCCGATATGGGGCTAAGTACCTGATCAAACGTCGCCGTCTTTACGATAGAGCTGGGGTCGTCGTCATCAAGCAAGGAGTCTAGAACGACCTTGAGTCCAGCGCTAGTGCCCGCATAGCCGTTTCCTGCTTTATTCCTAATCCTTGAGAAAAGAACATTATAAAATATGTAAGCCCCTGTGTAGGAGTCTTTTAGGTGTATGTAGTCACCATCTCTCTCAGCCTCTAGAGATTCCGCATCATAAAGAGCTGGAGATCCATAAGGTAGCTTTACTGCAATCGCACCAAAGCTCTCATAAATTTTAAATAAAGAATCTAGAGGCATGTTAAATGTTTGATACTGGTGGCGTTATCCATAAAAACCTTAGCTTTTTGAGCTTCGCGTCCCAGAGGCTTTGATCAAGCTGAGAGGCGACGCCCACCCTGACATCAACGTAGTCTACATCATCACTAATAAACAACTGAAAAGTACTAGTAGTAAATCCTTCCTCTTGAGGGTCGTTCAGCATCACGGTGTATTTGTATGAGCCCTGGTCGCCAATACCCCCAATAGGGCCTGAAGGATTTGTAAGAACCATAGTGCTAACCGCCTCTTGAGCGAGGCCTGGAAAGTACGTTTGTGGATTACACACATCGTAATACAAAACATCATCCTCTATAACCTGAGCACCAGCTCCAATGTCTCCCAAAAGACTAAATGTAGGGCCATTCAAATATGTAGAGTTGGCTGCTGGGGCAAAGCCTTGGTTTTGGGAATAAATCCACCCCCTATTCGTACATCTGAAATTCTTAACAGTCCCGTTAGCAAGAACAGCCGTTCCGTCGAGGATTAAAAAAAGAGGGGTGTGACTTACGTTTGCAATAGACTCTATTGTTGCATCAACCCTAAGGATTCTGTTCGCAAGACTACTTTGAGGAGCGTAGCTAGGTCCTTGAAATCTCACGTAATCCTTTTCTGTTTCTGGAGATGGGGATCTGTTGACCGAAAAAGAAGTCCAGCCAAATAAGTTCTCTTGATTGGAAGTGTCTATGGTTATATTCGCTGGATCGATTGGCCATCTAAAAAAGGCGTGGTCATCAACATTAGCTGCTCTTCCAATAAACTGACTGTTAGCTACGGTGTCATCAGGGTAATGATAATGAATCGTATTTAAGTTCAGATATGGCTCATTTGTGTCAAAAGTAACAGAGCATGTAGACGGAGTGTTTGCCACCGTCGTGCTACCCTGCCCGAATGCAGTCAAGAAGTTTAGCAGGTCGCCCACATTGACGGATCCATCTTGATTAAGATCGTATGGATTTACACTAGCATCTGGATTTAGGCTTGTTCTAAACTGATATGAATCAACAAAATCTCCAACAATTTGACCCATGACGAAAGTCGGAGAAACAGTTTGAAACTCTCTCTTGTCTTTCCTCCAAACGAGGAAATCGTAAAGAGTGGGGTTGAGGTCAAAATGAGATTGATCTATTGGGTTGTACTTGTCAAACTGCATACAAAACTCATGAAAGTTTGATCGCAGCTGCCAGTCCCTCGCCATGTCAGAAACTGAAGAGTCAAATACAGGGTAAGGATTTCCAGCGTTATAAGTAGTAGTTTCGTCAACTCTGCTTATGGCTTGGTAGTAAGTTATAGCGGGCTCATCACTTCCATTAGGATCCTCTGCCGTAACGATGGCACCCTGAACCATTTGATTTCTAGGAGGAGCTATAGAGTTCTCTATATAGGCGGGTGCGCTAACTCCATTATTGTCAAGAACAGAAAAAGACCCCCTAAGGTGATACACACCTCTGACAGGATTGAAATCATTTAAAACGCCTATATCACTAGCCTTTGCTATGTCTAGGACTAAACCATCATCAAATGATGGTTGTACTATGTCACCCGTCTTTATTGGCATCCTCTATGGTTATGAATTCTGAACATCCAATCAGATCTTCAGCAGCCACAGAGATGTCAGAACACTTTGAGAGGTCAATGGTTTCAAGAGACACGTCAACATCAGTGTCCAAAAGCTCATCAAGTTCTTTCTGGAAGGCCTGGGTCTTCTCTTTTGCTTCTTTAGAATCTGAGTCCTTTATAGCGTTTAACTCGTTTGCTCTTTTTTCCCTCTCTTTGTAGAAATTGTCTACCACTACGATTAGACTAGAAACGTTTTTGGCGATCCCGAAGCTAACGGCCAGAGGCATTTTGTTTTTAGACAAAGAAACTAGGCTCTTGTGAGCCTGGAGGCAATTTAATACTTTCATTTAATTGTTTTTGTTACACAAATATATCAAAAAACAATTACAATGTCAAAGATTTCTCCAGCCGTCAAGTCCGCCTGTTTCAGCTCAATAACCAAGTCGCCCGTGGAGCTTGAAGGGAGGACCTCCGCTCCAAACAACTCCTGACGTATTGGGACGGCCACGGACGACGACTGTGAGTGCTTGTAAACAGAAACTGACATAACGTTCAGTGGATCAAATCCAGTAGCGCCGCTTGGGATGTCTATCGTAAGGCGTTTTGACGTGGCATTAGTGTCAGTGCAGAAAGCCCTGATATTCATTATTCTAGCCGCCCTCACCTTATTGAAGGTTTCAAATCCATTATTAGTGGTGGTGGCCAAAAGAGTGTTACCTAAAACAGATGTCTGAGTGTTTCCATCCTGAGCCATCGACTGGTTACTAGTGATTGGGCTTGCTAAACTATCTATATCATAGTCGGAGCCTGCGTTTCCAAACTCATGATAAGTAAACGCCGTCTTTGGGGTCAAGTAGTAGTGATCAAAAGGATCGTTCCCCGTAGCAGTAAAGTAAGCATCGGTAAAATCTGCAGTCTCTAGAACAGGCACGTTAGGTGTTGCTTCAGCATGAGCTACCTCAGAGTATACGGCGGTTGCGTCTGACGTAGGCGCAGTGAAATGAGATTTTCTCCAGTGGCTGTCGGCTGCGTCCCAAAAGATACCGACCTGAAGAAAGTCAGACCCAGTTGTCTGCCCATACTGAACCAAGAATCCACCCTGTGCTGATGCTGCGTTATACGTTCCAGCTGGATCCTGAGTGTTTCCGTCGTTAGACTTGATGTACTGATTGGTTACATCAAGAGAAGAAGAAGTGGTGTTGGATCCTTGAGTGAGGTTCCCCGTTACGGTGAAGTCACCTGTAAACGTTCCAGTATCAAGAGTTCCGTTTGAAGTAACCTGAAGGGGAGAAGGCCTAAACTGCCCATCGCTATCCCACATAGGGATGTTCATGTCGTCGCCATTGTCCATGTCGTAGGTGCTGCTAAGGCCCCCAGAGTCCCCCTCCCCCTTAAGCTTAAGCCTAAAGGTGTCATTTACGTCAGGCGTAATATCAGTCCTTTCGTTTGAAAGGGCAACGCTGAGACCGCCAGTATCATCAGCCCCAACTCTTACAACAGGTACAGAAAACTGGTTGGTGTCGTCGGTGACTGGTGAGGCCTCTGTGCCTGGAAGCTGAATAGCTACATTAGCCTCAAGGTCGCCCAAGTAATCCCTGAGAGGCTCCCATGATGACCCGTTGTAGACCCTAAACTCCTCAGCACCAGTATCATACCCCAAAGAAGTCATAGACCTCAGGGTAAATAGCCCGCTGGCTGCACTAAGGTAGGAGTCAAGGGACCCTGCAATCTTAAGACCCCCTCTAACCTCTTGAGTGTCCAAGAGAGGGTTTACAGCTAAATTACTGTCTGCTGTTGATTGTTCAAATCCACTACCCCCATGGGTTATTTGTCCCCCAAAAACTATATTTGCTGGTCCTGGCATTTTGTTCTTTTTTAATGTTTAGTCAGAGATCTTAATTACTGAGCCCCCCGTTGAGTTGCCCGTCTTCTGAACATAAACTCTGTACTTGTTGTTTTCGATTCTTCTGGTGAAAGATCCATACTGAGCGGATCCGTTAAGTCTTCCGTGAACGTTTATCCCAGAGGAAGCTCCGTACTCAGAAGTTACGAATGCGCCAAGCTGAGGAGTTGTGTTGCTGCCAATTTGCAAATCACCCACCGCCTCAGAGTTAGACGTGCTTCCAAATGAAATGGAGCTTCCTGAGTTTTCCGCATACATGAAGTAGAACCTCTCCCCAGCAACAGCTCCGTTGGCTACGGTGTTATCGGGCCTGATGAGGTTTGCAATAGAATCAAACGGGAAGGTCTCAAAGAGCCTTGGGAACTGCAGGGAATCCTCATCAGTAAAGACAGAAGGGGTAAGACTCGATGCGGCCACAGCATCAACCTTAAGCTCGGACAACTTGTTGGAGTTTATAGAAGACAAAGATCCGTTGGAGATGTTTGCGGAGTCTGTAAACAGATAGCTTCCGACAAAAACTGGAAGTCTAAAGTGTATGAAGGATGAGTTATAAGGGGCGGACTCTGCGCTGGAATCAAAGTCGTCGTAACCACTAGTGAAGTTATTCCAAGAAAAACTATTGTCCGTAAGCATGTTTATGCCCTCGGTTTCAGTGTAGTGGTCAAGTATTATAACCTTATACTGAACTTCAGAAGAATCAATGTCAGCAGCCGTAGCGCCTTCGTCATCAAAAGTGATGCCCGTAGCGCTAAAGTTACTTATAGCAACCACCTGGGGTGAACCAAGAGAGGCGAAAACGCCGAACGACCCATTGACCTTCTCTCTTCTATAAACCTCAAACTTATGAGTTCCTCCAGAGACGGTAGAGTCATTAGCCGAACTAACCGTAACATTAAAGGTTACTCTAGAGTCAACATTTGAAGCAACACGAAGAGAATCTGTTTCGTTTTTAGCGAAAGTGGTATTGCTGTACTTTCTTGTAACGCCAGTTACAGTGGCAAAAGGAGCTACGTAGTTGTTTCTTGTTATATTGGTTGAACCCGTTCCAGTAGCACCAGAAGTATCGGTACAAACGGCTTGAATTTCAAACCCATCGAAATCAAAGAAGTCGTCTGAAGGAGTAAAGTTTGCGTTAGAAAGGACGACGGTAGCAGTAGCCTGACTGTTGTCGATTTGGGCTTGCGCAAAAGTTCCACTGGGTATATCAGTGAAGGTCGAAGAGCCAATTTCTCTCCTTTTAAGCACGATGCTGTCTATGTCTACCCCATTGGCCTTTGGAACATTAACCGTAATGCTTGAAACAGTGAAGTCCTGCTCATTAAAAGGCACAGAGGTTGTAGAGCTTATAACAGTTGGAGACAAGCTAAATGCCTCATTCAAAGCATCCCTTATAATCTCCAAAGCAGTAGCTCCCTGAGAAGAGGCGATAACAGCATAACCAGGGTTTGCTGCCTTTTCAGTCATCCAAGCAGCGACGGGTACGATGCCAACCTGAGAACCCTGCGAACCAACAGTCTGAGTAAACGAAGGGTGATACTTACCAAAAGTCTTTCCCTCTCCGTTGAAGTCAGAATCAATGTTTACGTCTATGTCTTCTGTCTGAAGTTCAAGACTACCAACTGACTTCCATGGGGTTCCAGTTTGGCCTGGGGCAATACTGAATAAACCGTCAGTATAAGAAGAAGGTGGGCCAGCGACATCAGGAGATCCTTCTAGTATGAAAACCTCCGCAGTAGCTTTGTCAACGAGCAGCATACCCTGCTTTCTTTTGTCAGAAGCGATACCCTCTATGGCAGCAGATGTGGTACCAGAAAGAGGAAGAATATCGTCCAAGAAAGCAACACCTCTACTCTGGTTGTCCGTTAGGTCAATTACAGCATAAGAGGAGTTTGAATTCTCTATAAGGTCTCCAAATTTTATCGGCATATCAAGTTGTCTTTAGTCTTATCTTTAAGCTGGATCCCTCTTTGAGAGAGCCCTTTTGAGTGCTTTGGTGCAAATATACATCATAAGAAACTGACCCAAAGACGACAGTATAGAGCTGATTGTTGCTATCGAAAGAGAAGGATCGGTCAGAAACTCCAGCGTCAGCAGTCACCTCAGCTATAGAGTCTATTCTTAGGGCAGCAGGTATGGCTATGTAGGTGTAGTTGTCAGGAGACTCTGTAAAAGAGCTTCCCTTTAGAAATATCTCATGGCCAGAGTACTCTTCGGAGTCTGGAACATCAAAAGAAACAGAGTTGGTATATGCTTGATTTGCTAAGGAAGGGTCGGCAGTCAAAGAAGAAGGCAGGTAGGACAGATAAGCCGCCCTGCCGTAATACAACATGTCCGAATAATCATAGCCGTTAAGACCATTGAAAAATCTAATTACCTTCTTAGAGCCATGCTCCGTAACGGCTGAGTGAGAAGAACCGTTCATTTCATAATAAACCTTTCTTCCTCCAACTCCAGCCGCAGAACCAGCAGATCCTATCTGACCTCCATCGACAGAAACAGAAAGAGAGCTATTCGTCGCAGCCCATGGCCTATGCACATCAGCAAAGACGCTGCTAATCGGGAACCCTCGACCTATGGGTATTTTATATCCAGGGTTCAATCCATAAGACCAGGAAGGCAATACCTCTTTTATAGAAGCATTAGAGGGGGAGAGGATATCCCTTAGGGCCGACTCAATAGTCTCTGGACTAGAGTAAGACTCCCCAACTGCATCTCCAAGAGCTGGAGAAAAGTTAGTGACGTCAAGGTCCGAAGAAAAAACGCCCCCAGCAACAATGGTTGTAGCGTCTACGTATGTATATGTGTTTGTCTGTAAATCATATACTATAATGCTGCCGTCAGAAGGATCACCGCTAACCAACTCTCCAAGACCCACAGCACCAGAGTTGGTGTTTATTTCAATAATATCTGGAGTCTCACTTTGAACAGATATAGATCCAGGGAGAACAGAGGGGGTTATGCTTACTGCTACTCCCTCATCAATGGATACTACTATAGAATCTGGACAAGACATCAAACAGACGTTGATGAAGAAACAGTAACGTCTTCATTGAATGTTATTCTTCCTGTAAGCCAGGTTGTAACAACTGGCTCTTCTCCTTCCGAAGGAACAGTTTCTGCCTGTATGTCATAAAAGTAGGTCCCAGAAAGGATGTTGGCCATGGCTCTCCTGTCGGCAGTAAAAGAAACGTTACCGTTAGATCCATCACTTTGATCAACAGTAATAGCTCCCGTCGTATTGTTTACAACATTAGCCCCCGTGCCAAACGTAGTTACAGACGCAGTGGGATCCATATCTGTTGAAAGGATGGCTGTATTTAGTCCATCATCAAAGGCGTCCTCTCTAACCTGCATGTAAAACAAGTAATTTGCAGCTTGAACTTGCTTTGGGGTCGAGTTTGAGTTCTTGAACGTAAGGCTAAGCTTAAAGGTATCACCTCGCCTAGCCGTAATATCCAGCCTCTGTGCAACATCAAGATTTACTTTGTTCGTGGTGGCCATTGTAGTTGTGTTGTTTATGATCTAGTGATTTTAACATTGCTCATCTCCTCTGGAAGCTCACCTCTACTTCCCTGCCTTTGTGACACAAGCTTACTTTGCTCTACAGCCTGCTGCTTGACCCTATCGTCCTTCCTGTCTTCCTTAAGCACCTCTAGCTTCTCCTTGAACTCCTGCTCCTCAGTCCTGAATCCAAGAGTAGCCTGAGCCTTAATCATCTCTATCTCTTTCCGTAGAGCGTGAAGCGCCTGAGCAACCTGTATCTCTGACTGAGCCTTAGCCTGGATTTTTTGCATCTCAAACTGAGCCTCCATCTGAAGCTTCTGGGCCTCTACCTGGGCAGAAACCTGTTGTTGCTGCATAGCCATCTCTTGCTGCTGCTGAGCCATTTGCTGCTGCTCCTGCATGGCCTGTTGCTTTCTCTTCTTTCTCCTCACCATCAAAAGACGCTCGGCCTGATCAACATCCTTAAGGTCCCTAATAACCATAGCGTCCTCAAGGTCTATCTCCTTCTGACCAAGAGAGATTTGAATCATCTGCTCAAGATCCATCTTCTCCTTGTTGCCCATCTCCTTGACCACCTTGACTCCGAAGTTGTACATAGAAAGGTCTTCGAATGATGAAAGAACCTCCATGTTCTTCTTACCTATGGCGTTAGCATAGGCCTCGTAGATAGCGCTACCCTGGGGTATTATCTGCAGACACTTTACGACGTCCTCGCACACTCTCTTGTAAAGGAGCATGGATGCGTCAGTTACATCATGGATGGCGTTGTTGCTGGCCTGTATAGCCTGCTCCCTAACCCCCACCAAGGCCTCACTATTTGGAGAACTTGCATCGGTAACCTCGTTGATACCAGTAGTGTCTCTAATGAGTCTTAGGTAGTGATTGTATATACCGATAAGCTCATTTATGTTCCTGATGCTGTTTCCGATCTCTCGAATAGGGGGGTTCTGGAAGCCGCCATCGGGGTTTTTGCTTCTGTAGTAGAAAACACCAGTCTGCTCGTAGATGTCATGAAGATCAAGAGGCTCAAGCTCCCCGCCCTTGCCCAGCTGAACATTCTCTAGCCCCTCTATGTCAATGATCAAACCGTCAGGCTTGGCCTTGGCTATAGCCTGCTGAATCTTAAGGTGCGTGAGCTGAAGCATATCAGCAAAGCCTAAGCAGCTGCCAACCAGCGACTTAGGCATCATGTCTTGAAGGTTTGATGCAGACACAGAGTAAGACATTCTAGCCCTTGAGATGTCATGGGCATTCTTTGGAATGTTCTTCTTTTTCCCGTAGTTAAACAGGAAGCCACAACCTAGAACGTAGCTACCACCATACACAGTGGTGACGTCCATCTTTACGGGCTTTCTGTCAAAGACACTTCCTGGGCGCTGCTTGTAGGAGCTGCCCTTAAAGTAAAATCCAGTATTGCCAAACCTACTCTCCTTTTCTTCAAAGAAGATGCAGTCAACGGTAAGGAACTCAAACTCAAGGACATCAACGAGATAGTCGTCATACCCATAGGCCATGGTGCCAGACATCTCATTTCTTACACGGCGATTCATTCTCGATGAGTCATTACCGTACTTCCCAGCGAACTTGCTAGCAATCTTCTGATACTGATCCTCGCTGAGATCATCTCCAGCTATTCTTTTTAGCTCATGGATCGCAATCTTCTTAACGTGCCCACCATAAACAACATCAGAGAAGTTGGGGTCCTCGGTATGGCTATGGACAAAGTTCAAGGGGTCAACATAGTCAACCTTAATGCCATAGTTAGGATCGTTGCTTCTTTTGGTTACAGCCATGCCACAAGTGACAAGGTCTTGGACGCATCTGCGGAACGTGGTATCATTGAACTCGTTCCACTCCATCGTCATGTTGGTAGCAACCTGAGCCGCTATCTCTGCATCAGTCTTGATGTTGGTCCCCATAAAGATCTCTGCCTCCTCAAGGGTATCAGGTATCTCACCCACATCCCTAGTCACTATCATACCCGTCTTCTGCTGAAGCTGAGCAAGCTGAGCCTTAGCAGCAACCTCTGCCTCGACCTTCTTTTTTTCAACGTCCTTATAGGAAGAAGAAAGGGGGTCTATGGCCTCGACGTTAGGATGAGGGGACTTGGACAATATGTTATTGGCGACTATCCTCACAAACTTCGGGAGGATGGGCACTGGGGTAAAGTCAAGGTTTAGAAGCGTTCCGTCATTTCCGTTAGGATCCAGCGACGTAAGTAGTTTCTTGTAGATAGAAACATCTTGTGTGCCGTTGGCGTACTTCCTGTTTTTGTTGAATACGTCGTATCGCTTCTTGAAAACAGAACTACTGTCGTTAACGCTCCCCCATTGAGACTCAATGGCCTTGGCGTAGCTCAAACCATACTCTCTAGACTCCTTCTCCTCAGCGGGGGCCAGGGGGTTTGGAAAGCTCTTCCCGTCTTTTGGCTTATTGCTGAAATTATACATTCTGGGGGTAGGTCATCATTTGTGCAAATATAGTAAATGCGGCGGTGACGTTAGATTTCGTACCTCCTGAAGAATTTCTTATCTACAAAGTTCGAAACTTCTCTTTTCTTTTTGACTTTCTGAGCAGCCAATAGACACAACCCCGAACTTATACTTAGGTCAAACTTTGTTCTGTTATCTATCTTAAATCCAATCCAATCCTCAAGGGTTCTGTCAAAATACATGTTCCCAATAGAACCAGTGTCGTAGTTAAGACCAACATGATCATGGATGTAAGCTTCAATGGCGTGGGCGTGAGCCTGTATTATATCCTGAGAGTTAGAAGGAATGCCTTTGGTCTTGGACTTCATCCCGCTGTTAACAGCCAGCAAGTGGCGTGGACGATCCATTAAGTATCCGTCGTAACCTCTTGATTCAAAGTATCTTGCGATACCGTACTTATTGTTTTCAATTAACAAGGGGTAGCCGTAAAACACAGATGCCATAAGACAATCTTCGTAGAAGATCTTAGCTAAAGGCGGACGGGACGCATACTCAAGCACAAACATGTTCGATGGATGCTCCATGTGGAACTTGTTGTACAGGTGCAGCGCACCCTTAGACCCCCGTCCATCGACGGTGGCGTCAAGGTCGTAAGAGTCAACCCCGCCTACCCCCAGCTCTGCATTAGGTGCAACGCGCTTATTCTTATTGAACTTCTTCAGGTTTCTTAACTCATTGGGAGGCATCCAGGAAATACGGAATCTACCGTTGACATCAGGAGAGAAAACCACCTCAGTGTCCTGCTCCCCGCCCTTCCAGTGAAAGTTGCCTATGACGACAGGGTTGGGGAATAGCTCCTCGTTATGCTGTACCTGTTCGTATATTTTGCCGATATTAAAAAGGCTACCATCTATACTATCCCTAAATGCCTCATCCTCTGTAAAGGGAAACTGACGGGTTATCTCATTAAGCTCAGAAGCATCGTTCTTGAGAGCCTCTCTCTCATTTTTGAGATAGGTTCTGGCTCCTATAGTTACTTCTTCGCCGTCGAGACCGTCAACAGGTTCGGGAGGGTTCTTTACTATGGGGTTGCCATAAAGATCAAAGAATCCCTCAAGCGAGTCGTAGGCAGGGATAAATAAACGATACAGCCCAGACCTAGTCCTCCCATTCGCGTTCCTCTCTGTAGGATTCGAGTCCCTCCATAGATCCTTGTACTCTTTTCCTCCCTTGTCCATGGGGTTTACGGTGCTTCCCACCATTGCCTTTCCCACGATTTTTCGCCCTACGATCAAACACGTCCGTTGAATCCTCCAGGCGTCCCTTATGTCTGTTGGTCTTTCCCATTTTCCAGCCTCGTCTAAATAAAGTATATGGAGCTTCTCTCCATCATAAGCGTTGTTTGTTGTGTTCTTCCAGTTTATCACAGTGTTCAGGGCCTCTCCAGTCTGGGAGGTCTTGTTGTTCTTCGTGATTCTTTTACTGGGTTCTCTAAAAGCAAGCTCCATCCGAGGGTTGGTGGTACCGTCCTGAATAGGCTTGAAGAAGAAGGGGTAGTGCCTGAACATGTACACCACCTTCTTCATGAAGATGTTCTCCTGCGCGTCTTTACCAGTCTTAGACTGGATACCAAGGAGTTTGTCTTTGACCTGAGTGGCCTCATCAACCAAAACGGCGGAACAGATATTCGTATATCCACTCCGCCGACACTTGGTGTACAGCTGCCCTATGCAGCGTGGGTCCGCCTCACACGCAGCCAAATGTAAGAAAATTTCTCTTTGGAAAGAAAGGAAGCTGGGGTGACCCACATCCATCCTCGTCCACTGAAGCATCATGTAGTGGCGCCCCGTAATATATGTAGGCTCACCGTTATTATAAAACCAAAAGCCCTCACGCCTACGGCGAAACTCCTCCTCGATATACGGAGAAAACTTTTGTCGAAACTCCCGTGGCATCTCCCCCCACTCATCCATAGACTTAATCCTAGACAGCTCCTCTGGCATAGAAATCCTCTCCCACAGCTGCATGTGGTCTGGACGTCCATGTCCTGCAATTTCTTTTTTGGGAGGCTGAGCGGGAAGTGCAATGAGTAGCCCACCGAGTTCAATACTTTCACCTTTCGAACCGTTGGGGCAAATTGAGACAGCAGGGTCTTCATATCCTTCTATGTTTATTAGAACGCTCAAAAGTAAGGTTGATTGGAAAGAAACTCTAGCCAGTCTAACACAGTGACTATTCCGTCTCCGTCATAATCGTAAAGCTTGTTGTCCGTTCCGAAGGAGTTGTAAAACCCTGCTACCTCCTGCATAAAGTCGAGAAAGTCCTGCATTAGAATACCTGACCCCACCTGTTGCTTCTGAAGCTAGGGGCTCCTGTTTTAGGGTTTTTGATATCCATGTGCTTACCGCATGGACACTGTATCTGATGCTGAGCCTTGTCGTCAACAAACCTGATGGTAACACCAGTCTTATCCTCTTCGTGATCTCCGCACTCGCAAATGTAAGTAGCCATGATTATCGACCTTGTGAAGCATAAGGCTTCTTGTAGTTAACTGAACCCTTACTCTTGGATGTCTTGGTCTTTGCGTGGACACCCTTCCTGCGAATACGCTTCTTCTTGTATTCTGAAATCTGAACTTTAGCCATTCCTTTTAATTAAATTTCGTACACCCGCAGGGACTCGAACCCCGAACCGTCGCCTTAGAAGGGCGATGCTCTATCCAGTTGAGCTACAGGTGCATGTGTTACCTGCTTCTTCTTTTTTGCGGCCTGTTGTTGGCCCTGTTCTTAGATTCTGACTGAGGTGAGGTCTTATCAGACGTACCTACATGCGCTTCATCGAGACCATCACCGTTCCCGTATGTACCCTTACGGCGGTTGATTTTGTTCAGAGAAGCCCTGTACTTCTTGGCTTTTCCGCCCTTTCCGTACTTAGCATACTCTTTCTGGTAGTCTCTTTTCTTGAGCTTCATGGTACAAATATAATAAATTGTTGGGGCGGCGGGACTTGAACCCGCGACTTCCTGTGTATAAGACAGACGCTCTAACCAACTGAACTACGCCCCAGTTGATAAGCCCTTTATGCGTAGAAGGCCGTCTGACGAAAACCAACAACTCAGTCTTCTTTGTCTTCGTTCCAGGAATCCTCCCAGAACTTATAATCTGTTTTATTGTGTTGCCATACTATTTTCTTCCAATCACTTAGAGAATCTTTCAGCGAAACCTCCGCTGTAGTCTTTTGCTTGTTCAATCCCTCCACTTGTTTGTAGATCTTTAATCATTTGCTCTAGTCGCTGTCTTTCAACGATGAGTTCTTTGCAATCCGTAGCTGTCTGTTTGATCGACTGCAGCTCAGCTTTTCTGGCGCTCCCGTTGATCTCAGGATCAACTGGCTTTTTGATCTCATCAATCATATTATCTATGGCAGCTTCCATTGATGACATGAGCCTCTTGGCTGCGCTTACGGTATCAAACTTCTTCTTCGACATACATAAGGTCTTCACATCGAACCCTGTAGTAGACTACATCGTCGATAGTTATCTTGTATTGCATCTTATCTCTAAAGACAACGGTGTCTCCAGCGTACACGTCCATCTCCTTAAGCCAGGGGGCGTCAAAACCAATGGTCCCCCTAGTAGTGGACTTGTCTTCAAGAGACACAACCTCAATAAGATCAGAAGAGACTTCCTCTTCAACAAACTCAGGTTTAATAAGGGTCCAACCAGCGAGGGTATATATGTGTCCACTTTTTGAACTCTTATATCCAATGGCTTGATTGTTGATCGTGTGATCTGGGTCAAACCTAACCACGTAGTGGTTTTCGTGCCCAGTCAGCACCTGCCCTTCGTTCATGACTACCAGGTGGTGGAAGTACAGGGTGTCGCCCTCCTCTACTCCAGTGTCGTGCTTAAAAGGAGCGCATACGACTGGGCCTTCGGTAACCCTCCACTCGAACTCATTGAACTTAGAGTCGAGGTACAGCTTGGCGCCGTTGTTAAGCGTAATCTCGTCGTTAACTGGTTTCTCCAGCTCTACGACAAATAAATCAAGAGTCTTCATTGTTGTACGGGAACTTTTTGTTCAAGTACTCTTTTCTTTCCTGACATCCGCAGTCCTTGGAGTACTTCTCCACGAGCTGCTTAATGCCTGTAGCTTTGGTAAGCTTCTCTACAGTGTCGCCAAGGCCCTTGCTTTTAGACATCAGAAATTCAAATCGTATTCAATTATACATGGCATATCATCTACAGACTTCCAGAGTACCTGACCCTCATCTGTTTGGATATAAACAAAGTAACGATTTTTTCCGTAACGATGCAAGTGTTTTCCATCTAATTCTATGGTAGACACTTTGCCGTTTCCAGCCTTCATGCCCACGTAGTAAGCCATGGCATCTTTGGGGTCTCTGCCAATGACAATCTTCCTAATAAGTCCCTCCATTAGTTTAGTGAAATACCGAGGTCTCCAAGCATGCCATCCAAATCAGGGCCGCTTTGATCCTCGTATGTGTTCTTTATAAATTCATTCATAATCTCCATCTCGGTATATGACTCCAAGTTGTAGCTGAATATAGCTTTCATGGTGCTGTTGTCGTCGTCGAAAGGAGTCAATACCCCAGTGACCACAACTGAAAGCACCTTCTCTCTCATACCATACCTCTCGATCAGCATGTCCATCTTGTGATGGAGCTCCTGCATTTCAATCAAGAAGTCGTATTCCTCTGTATCTTTGTTCTCCATCATCAATTCATTTCATGCCCAAGAGTAGAGTCGGTAAAAACAAACTCTTTAGGGAGTTTTCCAAGCTTAATCAAAGGTACGTAAAAAACAACTACCTCAAGAGGCTTAGGGTTGTCAGCAGAGACTTCTGCAAGAAGAATGATATCTTCGAGAAAGAGCTCATGTTTATGCTGTGGGCTTACGACCTAGAGTTCTGGACGCTAAGGTACGCAGCAAAAGATTACGAGTACTCAGAAAAGAAGCTATCGGAACGCATTGTGTATGAGCTAGTTAACAACGGTTACATCTACAAACACTTTGACAAGCTTACACCGTCTGACACATACGAAGATCACCTCTTTAGAGAGGAAACGAAATACAACTTTAGGGTGAGATACGCCCTTACTCAAAAGGCAAGGCTTCTCGTACAGCGCTTTTACAGCGAGTTTAATTGATCGAGAGCCATCTGGCCAAGCTCTTGAGCGTTTTCAAGGCCAGAGTTGGCTTCCATCCAAGCCTCTACGGATGCTATTTGAAGTTCAATCATTAGGAAAGAAGATGACTTGTTCTGACGCCCTTAGAGCAGTAGGCGCCTTCAATAGTATATACGAATTCAAGTTCGATAGTATCTCCTTGAGATGGGTTTGTAACACCCATTGCGGTTAACGTGGTGTTGCTTGACAATAAAATAATATTACCTATAACAACTAAAAGAGTCAGCTCGAAATTAAATCTTTCTTTTTTCTTTGTGGTGACATTTCTGAACATACCGCTCAAAATAATACCAGAGGGCTGGAATGCGACCTGGGAGGAAAGAAGGCTTGTATCAGAAAGTGTGACGGCAACAGACGGAGCTATTGTATAAATGTCGTTTGAAGAGGATATAGACACGGCTGGTACGCCATAAGCCTCTATAGTATCGAGCCCCTCAGTAAAGGACTTTCCGTGGCCGTTATTTATTGATAGAGATGGCATATCAGAGTCCTTTACCAAATATCACTTCGTAGTAAGTCTTTCCCTCATCATCACGACAAGCCTTGAGACAGCGACCACGATTAACGCCATCATGAACATAAGAGACGTGAACCCAATCAGGATTGTCTTCATCACCAAACTCCCAAATGAGCTGATCAAACGTAAGGTTATTGAGTATATACTGGAAGATTTCAGCATTCGTACACTTTCCGTATACGTCTGCATCAAGGTCCAATGCTCTTCCCTCCACATGCTGACTACGAGTTGAGCCCCCGATCGCAACATTGAGCTCAGCCGAACGATACCCGCTCGAAACGAATATAGGGCACTTGAAAGCACTCCTAAGAGGTTGAAATACGTGTTCTGCAACCGCCTTGAGATTTCCTTGTACCCAATCATCTGGAGTGTTATCTATATTAAGGCGCTTAGCCGTGATGCTTTTGGTCACCTCGGCGAGTGACAGATTTTTTGATAGCTTCATTCTTAAGCCTTATTTTTTCATTTTCTACAACAGGGTCCTTTCGCTTGCGCTTGGGATTGAAGTAGAATTTTTTCACTTAGTACCAGTAAGCTTCCTATACTGATCAACAAGAGGCTTAGCAGCAGGTGTACCCTTGGCCTTCTTAATCTTGGCCTCTAGGCCTTTCTTCATTGCCTCTTTTCTAGGGTCATACTTACCGCCCTTCTCCATGTAGCCCATCTTGTTACGGACGGCTGTAGGTAGCTTCTTCAGCCCCTTCTGGTCTGCAGTTGCTTTCTTGAGTTTCATGAGTAGCGATCTCTCTTCTTATCAAGATTTGCTTTTCTCTTCTCCATTTTATCCTGCTGCTTTCCGTATCGCTTTACAATTCTTGCAGCTCTCTTCTTACCGATAGCTTTTGTCGTCTCCCTGTCATAGGAGGTAGCGCCTCTTTTCTTATTTTTTCTATCAGAGAAACCGATCTTCTTCTTTGTGATCGTGCCTTCACCAGCATCCACCTCTTTTGTGCGCATGCGCTTGTAAGTGTTGCTATCGCCCTTGCCGCTCATCTTAGTCTTCATAGCAACTTTTCTGGTATCCGTAGACGGCCTCAAGGTTCGCTCATTGTTTGAGTAACCTGGGAGCATGTCTCTTCTATCCAGGGTCTCAATAGTCTTGGACCTACGCTTTGTGCTCTTGTTAGACATCTTGTAATTTTCAGCCCGACTCTTTCTGCCGCCATCTCTGAAAGACTCAGCTTTTTCTGCCTTCTTTCGCTTGATAGCGTCAGTGACCTTCTTCTCAAGTCGGTTCTTAACGGCGCCTGCCTTGTTGTTGGCTTTTCTAATAGCAGCCTTAACCTTCTTCAAGGGACCTTTGCGGCCACCGTCTTCGTATTTACCTCCGTTTTTCATTCTACCTTTTGTTGCAAATTTATCCATGGCGGAAGACCTTCTGTCTTTCCTCTCCAGGGCACTCATTGATTTCTTATATATATCCTGTGAAGATTCTTTCTCCTTGGACTCTCCAGAAGATTGTTGTTCTTGTTCTTTGGAGCGAGCCTCCATGTTCTTCTTCATCTCCCCAACCTTATCCTTGAAGTTGGTTCTGCGCTCATCGCGCTTAAGAAGCCTGTCCGTCTTGCTCTGTTGCTTAAGCTTATTCTTAGAAGCCTTTAGGTTCTCCTTGGAACCAACATTGTTGAAGCCTTTGGTCATCAACTGCTTGGGGCCTCCTGCAGCCTTTGCAGCTTTAGCTCCCTTAGCAGCAGATCCTGCAGCCTTCATAGACTTAGCAGCCTTAAGTGCCTTAGCAGCTTTAAGTGCTTTTGCGGCTTTAAGTGCTTTTGCGGCTCCGAGTACTAGTGGTAATGGCATGGGGCAAATATAACACTAATCAAATTAGTACTTCGTCTTCCTTAGCTTCATAAAACCACCCTTGGCATAAAGGCCTGCAGCACTAGCAGCCGTCTTGATCAAACCCGACTTTATAAACCCAGTACCCCTCTGATCGAGTATACCATCAACCAAAGATCTAGTGTCAAGGTCGTAGTTGTCTCTCAACCCCTGCACAGTATCCTTTATCTCCCCAAGATTACCCATAGCATTTTTGATGCCACCAGAAACATCTCCTTTGTCTTCAGGAGCCATCCTCTGAACCAAGTCAAGAAGGCCTTTCATCTCATCATCGGACATACCCTTGAGCTTGTCAAAATTAAGCCCAGGGAGATCTGTCAAACCCTTCAACTCCCGACCCGACATCTTCTGTGCCCGCTCAAGGAACTCAGATCTAGCGTCTGCACCCTTCTTGGCAGGGTCGCCTGGGCTGTTCAATGCCCCTCCAGCTTCGTACTTACGTAGTTTCATGCTTATATACAACTATTCTCGCGCCATAAAAGAAAAGGACTCCTCTGTGTACACACAAAAATCATTTTTGGATGCTTAATCACGTCTGAATCGCTTAGATGCCGTAAAGGTATAAAGGAAAATCTTAAAAGTCAATAGTGAACGAACGGTTTAAGCAAGGACTCATAATACACTACTAATCAAAGGGTTAGGTAGCAGCCACATAGGTTTTGTTTGTAAGTCATGAATACCGATTAGAGCGAATTTTCGCCTCTGAAGGCAATGATCCGAAAAAATGCGGTAGAAATGTATAGGGTGGGGATTATATATATACACAGGCGAGGACCACTGAATCCGAAACGGATTCAAAATAGCCTCAAACCCTCCCTTTAGGGAGGTTTTGGCATACTTTTCAGCTTTCTGCCAACTGACTGTAAGTCAGTTCTTTGCACCTTCTTACATGAAGCTTCGCTTTCAGCGGGAGAATCGAGGCAGCAGCTCCGAAACACCGAACAATCCCAACCCTATTCTACGAATAGACTGATTACCACCCCTTTAGGGGGTGATACAGAACCGATTTTGGGACTGGCTCAACACTTCGTGTTGGGCATAGGAAACCGAAACTCAAAACCGATTGGCAGAGCGGTGTGTAACGCCGTAGTGTACGTAGTCAACTTGTTGACTTCCTGTGACTACCGAGGTTTGGCTTCAACCATTACTCTACCTTGTAGAGGAATGAAGTTGGGAAGATATAGAGTTGTAGTATAAGAGAGAAGAAGTCTTATGACTTCTCTCTTATACTACTAACTCCTAAAGGGTTTGAGAAGTCGTCCTTTAGGAAGTCAAACTTCATTTAATTCATTTCCAATGAATAACTTCAATTTCTCCGACTGCCGTAAGGCAGTAAACCAAGCTTCTTTCCGTCCAACAAAGAGCCGAAAGGCTCTTGCTTCAAAGCTTCTTGCAGAAGCTTTAGAGTTCGTCGCCAACCTCGAAGAGGTTGCTGACAAGCCTTCGAAGAAGGCTAAGAAGACTCGACGTAAGTCGAGGAAGAAAGCAACTCCAACCCAGAGGGTTGCTGACAGTCAAGAAAAAGCCTTTCATGGAAAGGCTGACAGTCCAGTCAAGCCTTCGAAGAAGGCTAAGACAGCTTCCGTTAAGGAAGCTAAAGCATCTCTGAAAGAGATGGATGAGAAGAAAGCCGTCAAGAAGACAGCGAAGCTGAAGGCCAAGCAAGTGGCTTCAGGGGTCAACGAAGTTGACAGAGTAGCTTCCTTGGAAGCTAAAATCGAGGCTCTCACCGCAGTGCTCGCTGTGCACATGGAGTCTACGACTCTGGCTTCTCCTTCTAACGAAGTTAGCCTTGACGAAGTTCCTTTCACCCTTTAATCCATCGAAGATGATTAACTTAATCCTTTCCTTTGCACTGGCATGCGCTGTCTTGTACTTTGAGTACAAGCTGTTGCTCCGCTACCTCTGACCCTTTAGAGAGTTACGTGTATATACTCTCTGAACAGAGTGAAGAGAGTATATACACTTAACCTCTCAATAACAAACTTCAATTAAACCCTTTCCTTATGGACAAGAACCTACGCCGTCAGCTGATTGCTGACCTCCTGACATCCTCTATGGACTTCGAACTTGTGACCTGCACTGATGTGTGGGACGAGCTGACCTGCGATGAGCAGATGACCTTGGAAGACTTGATTGACTGCTGAAAGCAGTACAGGTACTCTGATGAGCCTTGTATAGGCGAAACACCCCCTTGGGGTGTCAGTATCAAACTTCAATTCATCTACGATGACAAAACTTCAAGAACTATATTTCACCCTGCAAGGGTGGGACGGGTTCAGCGTCAAACACGACCTGAACGAGTACGGAGGCGGAGGCTACG